GCGAAAAGCGGTAGGAGGGGACCCATTCGCGAAAAGCGGTAGGAGGGGACCCATTCGCGAAAAGCGGTAGGAGGGGACCCATTTTCACGGGTCCCTGCTCGGGGGACCCTGTACCCCTTGCGCGCACGGCCCTTCGTCGGTAGCATCCGGCGCAGAGGTATACACACATGGCTGAAAAGACCATTTCCCAAAAGATCGAGGCCGGCTTCGACAAGGTGCTCGGCATCGTGACGGGTCTGGTAGAGCGCAACCCGCGCAAGGCTGCGCAAGGCTGCGGTTGTGATCATCGCGCTGGCGGTGCTCGCCTTCGTCCTGTAGCCTGTGATTGATCAGGAGACGCGGCGCAAGGCGCTACAGACATTCAAGGACATCCTTGACGACCAGAGCGTCAAGCCATCCGACCGCCTTCGGGCCGCCGAGGGGATAATGAAGCTCGAGCAAGAGGAAAAGGACAAGGGCCTTTCGGATGTTCTGGACGCTTCCGACGAGGAACTCATGAATAGGGCACGGGGGACCCATGCCTTACCTCAAAATGACCCCACGCTCTAGGCCAAATGGAATTTTGATATTGCGTTAGGGCCATGTTTCAGCGCAATATGCACACCATGCCCTATGCCATGGCTCGCGCACACGCAGCTCAAACCCCAGGACGACCCGAAATGACGGTCGAAGCGGCCTGTGCGCTCGAGCTATTGCGCCGCCGGCGCGCCCGAATCTCCTTGGTGGAGTACGCCCGGTCCATCGACATCCCGGGTGCGCCGATGACCGACGACGAGGAGGCCGAGCTATTCAAGCCGGTTGACCTCGCCGTAGCGCTGCACCACAAGATCATCCTGGAAGCGATCGAGAAAACGATGCTCACGTTCATGGGGAGGCTCATGATCTTTGCGCCGCCGGGCTCGGCGAAGTCCACATACGCCAGTGTGCTCGCGCCTGTGTGGGCGATGAAGCGATGGGCGGGGTATCGCGTCATCCTGGCGAGCTACGCCGACACCATCGCGCGCAAGCAGAGCCGCAAGGCCCGCGCGCTCGTGCGTCAGCCGCGCGAGGTTCGCATCTGGCGTGATCGGCCTGCGCTGCGCGCCGATCAGCGCGCCGTGAACGAGTGGGCGCTGACGAACGGCTCTGAGTTCATGTGCGCGGGTATTCAGGGCGGCATCACAGGCAACCGCGCGAACGGATTCGTCATCGACGATCCGGTCAGTGGCCGCGAGGACGCAGATTCCATCGCCATTCGCGACAAGACCTTCGACGAGTACAATGACACGGTGACGACCCGCCTCCTGCCCGGCGGCTGGATCATCCTGATCACGACACGCTGGCACCCGGACGGGTTGGAGGGGCGCATCCTGCCTGAGAAGTACAACGGTGAGTCGGGTCGCATTCTCTGTCGCGACGGCCAGTATTGGAATGTCCTGAACCTGTCGGCGAAGTGCGAGCGCGGCGACGATCCGCTAGGCCGCGCGATAGGCGAGTACATCTGGCCGGAGTGGTTTTCGCAGACCAAGGACCCGTTCGACTCGACGTGGTGGAGCCAGTGGGAAAACAACCCGCGCGCCGCGCGCACCTGGGCAGCGCTGTACCAGCAGCGACCGGTGCTCGGTGAGGGTCTGGACTTCAAGCGCGAGTGGTTCCAGTGGTATGACGACAGCGTGGAGCCCGGTCAGCCGGGCGGGCGGCCGGAGCGCCTCACCGTGTACGGAGCAAGCGACTACGCGACCCTCGAGGATCGCGGCGACTTCACCGAGCACGGCGCGTTCGGCCTCGCGGAGAACGACGACGTGTACCTGCTCGACTGGTGGTACGGGCAGCGCACCACGGACGTGACGATCGACGCCTTCCTAGAAATGGTGCTGCGCAACCACCCACGCATCTGGTGGAACGAAGGCGGCCCGATCGACAACGCAGTGCGCCCGGCGATAGAGGCTGGCATGACGAAGGCGCGCCCCCGGCGCTATGTAATGATCGACAATCTGCCATCGATCAAGAACAAGGCGATCAAGCTGGCCTCGTTCCAGGCGATAGCTGCGCAGAAAAAGGTGTACCTGCCGCGCGGCAAGGCCTGGGCCACGCGCCTGCTCGACCAGCTTTGCGCATTCCCCGCCGTCGTCCATGATGACGCCTGCGATGTGTGCGGGCTGTTCGGGCGCGGGCTCGACAAGATGAAAAATCCGCACAACCCGGTTTCACAGGCACTAAAAAAGTTGCTACCATTCACGACCGAATGGCTGGAAAGCACGAACGCACCAGCGATGGAAACGAGGTTTTACTGACATGGCCGACCAAAAAGCCGAGGAAAAGCGTCACGCCGAGATGCTCGAGGGCCTGAACAAAGGCATCAAGGAAGCGAACGGCCAGATGTCCGATCACGAGTTCGTGCTGATCAAGCGCGCGAAAAAGGCCCTGCGTCAGGGCAAGCGCGGCGCTGAGAAGCTCGCCACCCAGGCGAAGGCCGCCATCGGCGATTTGTTGCAGGAAGTGCCAGGCGCAGGCGCGATCAAGCAGGGCCGCAAGGCCCGCGAGGAGCAGCTTCGCGAGGACGAACAGTAATGGACGTTACCGGCTTCACTCCCGACCCAGGCATGCTCGACGCTGTGACCAAGGGCGTCGTTGCGGCTGACGAGGACCCGGCGAACAAGGAAAAGCAGATGGAGGAGGCCAATCAGGTCGAGGCCATCCTCAAGGAGTGGAAGCAGGCGCGGGACTTCGACAAGGTATCCCGCGCGCAGTACGCCATCGACCGCCGCTACGCGGCCGGCACTGCGCACCTGAATTGGGCGGTGTCAGCGAACCTGATCGGCTCGTTCATCGACATCCTCGTGTCGTTCCTGTACGCGCGCAACCCGGACGTGTCGGTGAAAAAGCCGAAGCAGGTTGACAATCGCGGCACGAAGCAACAGGACGATTTCGCCAAGACGTTGCAGTCCGTCATCTCGAGCCTGTGGCGTGCGCCCACGTCCACGCTCAAGCAGTCCTGCCAGAAGCAGGTGCGCTCCGCGCTGTCAACCGGACCCGGATGGGTGAAGGCCACGATCATCTGCAAGGGCACGAACATCCCGCAGATGCAGACGGAATTGAACGACACGCGCCAGAACATCGCGACCCTGGAGTCGTGCCGCGCGCAGCTGATGTCCGATGATCCGAGCTATGGTGGCGAGTACCAGACGCCGGAGGAAATAGACGCGAAGATGCTCGAGTTGCAGGAGTTGGAGCAGTCGGTCGCCGTCAAACTAGAGGTCGCGCTGCGCAAAGCGATGGTGTTCGACTTCGTGAGCGGCGAGGACATTCAGTGCAGCATCGACATCCGTGACCTCGGCGATTACAAGAGCGCCGGCTGGATCGCGAACTCGATCTACCGCATGGAAGGTGCGCTCTTGGCGCAGTTCCCGGCGCTGAAAAAGTCGGATTTGCAGAGCGCGGTCAAATACTACCAGCGCGCTACGAAGGACCTGGCCGCGATCGAGGAGAACACCTACACGGCCGTCACCGGGCTCGCGCCTGCGGAGGCCGAGGCCGACATTTTCGCCGCCGAGGCCGAGCAGTTCACGTCGAGCGCGATGCCGACCGGGATCAGCGCACCGAACACGAACTCGCCGTGCTTCTATCGCATCATCGAGCGCTGGAACCGGATCACGAATCACGTCGAGACGCTCGTGGAGGGTTGCAAAAAGTTTGCGAAGCCGTCCTATCAGCCGGATTATCCGACGACGCGCTTCTACCCGTATTTCCTGCTCGTGTTCTACCCGGTGGACGGCGCGCGGCACCCGCAGTCGCTGCCGTGGCGGCTGCGCAAACTCATGGACGAATATGACGCGGCGCGCTCGACGAAGCGCCTCACGCGCGAGCGCTCGATCCCTGGCGTGCTGTTCCTCGACGGCGAGGTTGATTCAGAGGACATGAAGAATGTCAAGAGCGGCGCGAACTCAGCGTTCATCGGCATCAAGCCGGTGCGCCCGGACGCCAAGATCGGCGACCTGTTCGCGCCGAAGCCGACCGCGAGCATCGACATGCGTATGTTCGAGACGGCAGAAATCGTCATGGACATGGAGCGCGTCAGCGGCGTGCAAGAGGCGTTGCAGGCGAGCGTGTCCGTCGAGAAAACGGCGACCGAGGCCGAGATTCAACAGACCGGCTTCGCCTCGCGCACGACCTCCGACCGCGACCAGTTGGAAAGCATGCTCACGGACCTTGCCGTGTACACCGGCGAGCAGGCGCTCGGCGCGCTGACCCTCAAGGATGCACAACGCATTTGCGGACCCGCCGCGCTCTGGCCTGAGGGCATGGCCGTCGATGACTTGCTGACGATGGTCGAAATCGAAATCAAGGCGGGCACGACGGGCAAGCCGTCCAAGGCCGCCGATCGCGATTCTTGGGGCGTCATCCTCCCGATCATGCAGCAACTCATGCGCGAGATTCAGGAGGCGACGATCCTCGGCAACCTGCCGCTGGCCGAGTCGCTGTCGAACCTGCTCCGCGAGTCGATGACCCGCATGGACGACGAAATCGACCCCGAGCAGTTCATCCCTCAAGTGCCTGAATTGCCGGCCATGCCCGGCGCCGAGGGCGCTCCGATGGGCGGCGCAGGTGTCGGCGGCGAACTGCTGCCCGGCCCCGGCGGCGCCCCCGAAGGCCCGATCGGCGATGCGATCGGCCCGCAGATTGAACCGCCTCTGCTCGAGGCGCCAGTTTTAGAACAGCCCCCGGCTTGACACAGGAGTAACACATGACGATCGAAAAAACCGCCCCGAAGTCAATGGCAGAAGCGCTCGATGCAGGTATCGCCGCCGCGAATGCTGGCGGCGTGCCGCCGCCGGGAGTCGCTGACGATGACTCGGGCGATGGAGGCACCGATGACGCTTCGCCGCTGGATTCCGGCACTGATGGAGATGGCGCGCAGGGCGCACCTGCGGGCGACGATTCTGGCGATCAGTCAGTTACGCCAGGAGACGATTCTGGACAGGATGGCGACGGCGCCGATCCGAAAGACAGCGAGGCTGGCGCTGACGGCGCTGGCGGCGCTGGCGATGCGGGCGCTGACGAGGCGGCTCGTCTGGCTGCGCTCGAAGCTGGAAAGAAGGACAATCAGGGGGCAAAAAAGCCTGACCCGCTCACCGACCCAATACCGAATGCCCTCAAGCGCGAAACGAAAGAGCGCATTCGCACGCTCGTCGATCGAACCAAGTCCGCTGAAACCTCGCTTGCGACGGTAACCGGCGAGCGCGACGAACTGATCAATGCGGTTACGGAAACCGGAGCGACCCCGCAACAGTACGCAGGCGTGCTCGACTATCTGGAACTCGTCAATAGTGGTGACCAGAACAAGTTGAAGCAGGCCGCCAACTTCATGATCCGCGAACTGTCGGCGCTGTCGCGCGTCGGCGGCTTCCGCATCCCGGGGGTCACGAGCTACGCCGGCCACGCCGACCTCGAGAAGGCCGTAGCCGACGGCAAACTAGAGCCCCACATCGCGGAGGAACTCGCGGCGAGCCGCGCGGCCACCACGCACCAAGGCAAGGTCGGCGCCGCGCAGGCACAAGCGTCGCAGGCCCGCGCGCAGTATGCGCAAGCGGAGAGTGCCGCACGCACGGAACTCAACACGATCGAGGCCGAGTTCTCCAAGGACCCGCTCTACGCTGCGAAAAAACCACTCATCGTGGAGATGCTCAACGAGCAGATTCGCGGCGACCGGAAAACAGGCATCCCGCCGCTGCATCCGTCGAAGTGGCCCGCCATGTACCGGAAAATATATTCCACGCTGCCCAATACGGGCGTGTGGGGGGTCCCGCGTCCTGGCAACGTTCAGCCCGGCGGCAAGGTTCCGCAGAACACACCGCTGCGCACGCAACAGCCAGCTGGCGCGCAGAAGCCGGAGCCGAAATCGATACAGGAGGCCATCGAGCAGGGGATTGAGATGGCGCGCGGCGCGTGAACCCGCTCGCCCTCGCCGGAGCCATCGTCGTCCTGAACTTCCATCTGGACGGCAAGCCAACGGCTAATGGTGTGAACCTGCCTGAGCCTCCGGCGCCGTTCCGGTGGGTAGTGTGCATTCGTGAGTACGAAGCGCCGGCCGTCCGTTGCTATGCCGTCGATCCGAACACCGGAGAGATTCGCTTCACCGACTACAACTTGAAGTAGGAGACTCGGATGAACTTCAAAGGGAGGACGGTTGCCGTCACCGGCGCCGGCGGCTCGATCGGCTCGGAAATCTGCCGGCAGTTGATCGCGCAGGGTGTGCGCAACCTCCGGCTCGTGTGCCTGACCGAGGGAGCGCTGTACAACCTGCTCAAGGAACTCACGGCCGACCAGGTAACGCCGATCCTTGGCAGCGTCACAGACGACCGCCTCATGCAGGAGTCGTTCGAGGACGTGGATGTCGTGCTGCATGCCGCCGCGCACAAGCACGTCCCGCTCTGCGAACTGTCGCCGCTCGCGGCGATAGACACGAACGTCCGAGGCACCTACATTGCGGCGCAGGCCGCGCGCACTGCTGGCGTCTCGACATTCGTCCACATCTCGACCGACAAGGCCGTGTTCCCGGCGTCGATCATGGGCGCCACGAAGCGCTGCGCCGAACTCATGTTGCGGGACGTGCTCGAGCAGTCGCCGACGAAGTTCGTCATCTGCCGCTTCGGCAACGTGCTCGACAGCGCTGGCTCCGTCCTGCCGCTATGGCGCGAGCAACTAGCCGCCGGCAAGCCGATCACACTGACGAGTGCGGCCTGCACACGGTACTTCATGTCGATCCCCGAGGCGGCCGAGTTGGTACTGACGTGCGCCGGCTTCGAGGCTGGCGGCCCGTACATTTTCGATATGGGCGAGCCCATCAGCATGGGCGAACTGGCGAAGCGGCTGATCCGCGAGAATGGCGGCAAGGGCAAGATCGTCGAGACGGGCCTGCGCCCCGGCGAGAAGCTGACCGAATCCCTGACGTATGGCGGCCCGCTCACGCCTACTCGTCACCCGAAGGTGAAACGAGTGGCGCAGGACCTCACGTTGCCGCTGACGGCCAAGCAGCTGCTAGACCTGCTCTCGGCCACGCGCGAGCGCAAGCAAGAGGAGGCGGTTCGTCGTCTGTGGAGCATCGTGAAATGAGCGCGCCCCACTACAAAATCTCGGTCATCGTGCCGTACTACCGACAACCGGCCATGCTCCGCAAGCATCTCGATACTTGGGCAACGTACTCGGCCGAAGTCCTAGAGCACATGAAGCTGATCATCGTGGACGATTGCTCGCCGGAACCGGCCCTCAATGTCGTGCCGGATCACTACTCACTGCCGATTGAGTTGTACCGCGTGAAGGTTGACATCCCTTGGAACCGCTCGATGGCGCGGAACCTGGGCTCGCATATCGCGATGACACCCTGGCTCCTGCACATGGATATCGACCATATTCTGCCGCCTGAGTCGGCAGAGGCGCTCGTCGAGAATCTCTTTTCATATCGGCCCAATCATTGGTACAAGTTCCGACGCTTTCGCATCGGCGCGGCCGACTTCACGCGCAATAAAGACGCGATCCCGCGCAGCGTGAAGTTCGGCGAAATCAAGCCGCACGTCGATTCGTTCCTGTGTTACCGGGAACTATACTGGAAAGTCGGCGGTTACGATCCCGACTATGCTGGCTGCCTCGGGGGAGGCGGCGCGTTCCTTCGGCAACTGAAAGCCGCCGGCGTCGAAGCCCTGGCGCCGTCGAACGTGAGCCTGCATGTGTACTGCTCGGGCGAGATTGCCGACGCCTCGATAAAGACGCTCGACAGGGACACGAGCGAATACGGCCGCCGCCGGCGAATCAAAGAGCGCGTCGGCAACACGAAGGTCACGAAACCGATCCGCTATCCGTGGGAGCGACTACTGTGACGATTTCAGCCGAGCACCGGGCGCGCTACCAACAGTATTACGCAAAACACAAGCCGGACACGCGCGTTTCGGCGTGGCAGCCGCTTGTGGATCAGTTGGCAAAAGACACGGATTCGCAGTCTGTCTTGGATTACGGTTGTGGCGACGCGCGCAGTTTGTCGCGCCATTTCTCCCGCTTGCCTGTTGCAAACTATGACCCAGGAATACCAGAATTTTCAGCGCCGCCTAAACCGGCATGTCTCGTAGTCAGCCTGCACATGCTAGAACACATTGAGCCTGAGGCGATCGACCTTGTACTAGATCACATGCGCAGTCTTGCAAAACGCGCGCTGTTTATCGCTGTCTCTTGTGAATCTTCTACTAAGAGTCTAGCTGACGGCACGCCTTGGCATACGTTCGTGCGCAAGCCTCTCTGGTGGCGCGCAAAATTGAACGACTTCCAAGAATTACCGCCATACAACAGTCGTCTAGGTTCGGAATTCCTCGCTCTGTGGAGGCCGGCATGAGCCACTATCCCGCAGTAGTCTCGGAAATGGAAACGGTCGATGTCTTGCTCAAAGGCTCGTCGATCGCGCGCCTCGGCGATGGCGAGTTCAAGCTGATCGTCGGCCAGGGCTATGTGCGCGAGCCGGCGAACGCGAGGCTCGGCAAGGAACTGCGCAACACCGTCGCACGGCCGAATCCCGACTGCATCGTAGGCATACCGCGCTTGTCGAACGCCGGGCCGAAAAACGACAACTGGCTCGCACGCATCGACCGCTTCATGCCTTACTTGACCGAGGACATGACGTACTACTCGGCATTCATCTCGCGCCCCGACAGCGCGCCGTGGATCGACCGGATCAAGTTCGCGCGCAGGCTGCAAAAGTTGTGGAAGGACCGGCACGTCGTCGCCGTGTGTGAGCCGAAGTCGTCGCTACTCCGCATGCTCGCCTACGGTGCGGCCAAGGTCACGCACATCGAATGCCCGTCCGAAAACGCCTACGCACTGATCGACCTGTTCGAGAAGGCGATCGTGCAGGCGAAGCCGCAGATTGCATTCCTGGCGTGTGGACCGACGGCCACCTGCCTCGCGAACCGCATGGCGCGGCGCGGCGTCCAGACAATCGACTTCGGCAGTGGAGGAGCCTTCGTCGCGCGGCTGCTGGACACATGATCCCGACGATCGTCGTGTACAAGTGGCGCCCGATGGCGGGCTACCCCTTGCGATTCACGTCCGAGGATGTGAACATCCTATACGCACGCACGAAAAAGCACTACCCAGAGATGCAGCGCTTCGTCTGCATAACTGACGACGCAGTAGGGCTCAACAACGAAATCAAGGCCGTCCCGATCGGCAATCTGTTCGCTACGCTCAAGAATCCCACATGGCGGCGCGGCCCCGGTTGCCACCGCAAACTCGCGTCGTTCGCGCCTGGCTTTGAGAAAATTGCGGGCCCGCGCTTCGCCGTGCTTGACATCGACCTCAAGCCAGTTGACTACCTCGGCCCGGTGTTCAATCGCACCGAGGATTTCGTCGGCTGGCGCTCCGGCCGGGAAAACGGCAAGCGCCAGCAACAGTTCGGCGGCGCGCTGCTCATGATGAATGCCGGCGCCCGCCGGCAGGTGTGGGACTTTTTCTCCAAGAATCCCGAGGCCGCCATTGCCGAGGCATTCAACGCCGGGTATCACGGCAGCGATCAGGCGATCATTTCCTACATCCTCGACAAGGACGGGGAGGCGTACTGGACCGAGGCCGACGGCGTGTATTACTACCGCAAGCTGGTGCCGAAGGCGCACCAGATTGTGACGATGCGCCGTCCGCGCTCGCACCGCACTCAGGCGCAGATGCTCACGCCCCGGCATCGCAAACTCGGGTACGACACGCCGAACCTCGTGCCGAAGCCTGCCAATGCTCGCCTCGTGATTTTCTCGCACGGACTCCACGAGACTAGCGCGGCAACGCGCATTATGTCGCCGTGGCTGGCCTATGAGTGACGGCGGCTTGAAGTGGCTGGTGTCGCGGCTGATAGACCGACACCACGGAAAGCTGGCCGTGATCGTCGGCGGCGGCCCGAGCGCGCCATCTGACCTCAAGAAAATTCCTGGCGTCGCGCAGGCCGTGATCATCTCGGCGAATGTGCATGCGTTTAAACTGCGCCTGAAACCAGAATACATCTGGTGCAAGGACCATCTGCGTATTCAGCCAGGCTACCTTGACAAGGGCCGCGTGCGCGAGTACATGGAGTCCGAGCTACGCCCCTACGGTGTGCCGATCGTCGGCCCGAACTTCTGGTGCGACTACCGCGCGATCGACTGGCCGCTCACGCAATTCAACAGCGGCCAGCAAGCGCTCGCGTTCGCGTGCATGCTCGGCTGCTCGCCGATCGTGCCGATCGGCATGGATTGTTTCCAGGGCGGCACCTACTGGCACGACAAAGAGGCACCGAACGTCAGCCTCGGCCGCAAGTCGGGCTACTGGAACTCTCGCATACAGAAGTTGCGCGCGGCGCTCCCGGGAGCGCCGATCCGAGGAATTTCCGGGCTCGTCATGGAGCACTTCGGCCGGTACTACCCGGACAGGCCGCTCGCACCTGGTCCGTTGCCGGTCATCCTGGCACGTTATGCAAAAATGCCGACGTACTGGATCGCGGCGCGTCGGGAGTTTCAAGACTCCAGAGACAAATTTGCCATAATCCCTGCCGGTTATGTCATGCCGAGTAACAAGGCCGAGGCCGACAGACTATGTAAAATTGAGATAGCCGAGCGCGTTCAGTTGGTCAAGACTTGACAATATCCCAAGCGTTAGATTACAAAGACACCTGACGATCGACTTCTAAGTGCGCGGGGTGCTTTAAACGACCCTCCGACCGGCGATTCCGGGCGCATATCCTGTAGAGGCAATCAGGCCCTCAAGTCGAAAAGACCTTAAACCGTTTTTTCGCGAGGACCCTTCCAATGCCTTTCAACGCAGAACAGATTTCCTACGGTGGCAAACTTGCCATCGACTTTTTCCAGAAAAACACACCGATCGACCAGATCAATACTGATCGGCCGCTTTTGAAAAAGATGATCGAGGGCAAGCAGGGCTACCCGGGCGGCAAGCAGTATGTCGTCGAGCAGCTTCGCAAGAGCAACTCGAGCAACTTCCAGAGCTACTTCGGCTCGAGTCAGGTCACCTACAACCGCAAGCGGACGATCGACCAGGCGAAGTTCGCCTACGGCTCGTTCCATGACGGCTTCGGCCTCGACGAGGACGAGTTGGTGCAGAACGGCATCGTCGTCACCGACGAAAAGACTGCCGAGCCGAGCGCCTCGGAGAGGGTCGCGCTGACCAACCTGTTCACCGAGAACATGGCGGCTCTCAAGGAAGGCTTCGAGGAAAACTTCGACATCATGCTGCATCGTGACGGCTCGGCGTCGGCGACGGACATCGCTGGCCTCGACCATCTCGTGCAGTTGGACCCGACCGTCTCCTCGGACGTGGGTACGATCAACCAGGCGACTAACACTTGGTGGAGGAACGTCTCGGACCAGAACATCCCCGAGGCCGACCTGATAGACCGCATGGAGGTCGATTTCCGTGAGACGACCCGCTACGGCGGCACGAAGCCGAACTTCATGCTCTGCGGCGGGCTGTTCCTCGACGCCTACCGGCGCAGTTCTGGCCTGACGATCAACCGTCAGATCACCGGCGCCAAGGGCCTCGAGAAGGGTGGCGTCTCTGTGGACGCGGGCACGACTGCCGTGTACTTCAAGGGCGTCGAACTCGTGTGGGACCCGGTATTCGACGTGCTCGACGAACTCGACGCACCGGCGGTGCCGTGGGCTGCGCGCTGCTACTTCCTGAACACGATGTTCATCAAGTTGCGGCCGATCAACGGGCACTGGCTGATCAGCCGCCGCCCGCCCCGCGTGTACGATCGCTATGTTCACTACTTCGCGCTGACCTCGAAGGCGGCCATGACCGTCTCGAAGCGCCGCGCGCAGGCAGTACTGTCGATCGCCTACTAAGCCAGCAACCCCGCCGGCGGGAGCCGGCGGGGCCTGACCCGAAACGAACTCCCGGAGAAACACGATGAACCTGCTCAACCTTTCCACCAGCGCCACGGACCTCAACGCCGCAGTCGCCCCGTTCCCGCCGAACAACACCATCCTGGCCGTCTCGGCAGCCGGTGCCACCGTGCAGGAGTCCGACTCAGAGGGCTCCGGCTACACGACCCTTGCCGTACTAGTCGCCAACGTGTTCCAGAAGCTCACGCCGACGAAGCAGTACATCAAGGTAGCTGCTGGCTCGGCACAGTTGATCGGCAACTGATCAAACCACGGCGCCGCGAGGCGCCTGGATTTTTCACGTCTGACACAGGAGAATTTTCATGAAGGTACTCTACGTCCAAGTCCTGCTAGAAAAAGACGAGCACATGAGCACGCCGGTCTGGATTTACCCGTGGGAACTGCCGGTTTTCGCAGCAGCCCACCGGAATAACGGCGTGCAGGAACTAGGCAAGCGCGTGTTCAACAAGAAGGTCGGCCCTCGTGCCGATACCGAATACGACCGCCTCGCCAATCGCTACAAGGGTCCCGAGGGCAGCGACATGACCTATGTCTCTGCGGTGTATGGGCACGGCTCGATGGGGCTGAAAAAGTTGCAAGAGGCGATGGCAGAAGCGGTCAAGGAGACGGCCGTTGTCGCCGCCGCCGAAGCGCTCGCACCTCCACCCGTCGTCCCGGTCCTGTCCGTTGAGTTCGAGTCGCCGTTCGGCGATGTCGATTCGATACCAGACTCGGAACTCGGAATCGAGACGCAGGCCGACCTCCGCAAGCTGGTGGAGGGCGAGCCCACGGTCAGCCCTGCGTCGTAATGGTGGTCGCCGGCGCGCTGTCCCTCCTGCGGCGCGCGGGCATGCCGGGGGCTGGCGGGGAAACCCGCCGGCCTCTTTTTAGGAGCGGAGGCCAGTCATGGCGAATGTGAACCTGAACTGCGAATGCGCCGGCGAACCTTACGGTAACGTCACGCTCGCTGACATTCGCAACGACGTGATCATCGGCCTCGGGTACGCCGCGCAGGTGGACAACCCGCCGCCGGGCATGACTCAGCTTGTGGACTACTGGATCAAGTCGTCGCATAAGTATCTCTATCACAAGTACCGCGCGCTGCACACGAAGCGCTACTACAACTGGCCGATGGTCGCTGGACAGCGATTCTACGGCCTGGTGTCGTCGCGCTCTACGGCGTGCATGATCGCGCTCGATCCGTCGCGCATTTCCGGCGTGTGGGTCGAGGACCTCAACGGCACGTTCACGCCGCTGACCGCCGGCATCCCCGGATTTTTCTACACGAGCGTTGCCAACACCGGCATACCCTCGCGCTACGCCATCCGGCAGTGCATCGAGGTTTACCCGGGACCTGCCGGCGCCTACACGCTTTGGGTGCTCGCGCACGCGCTCGCGCGCTTCGAGCAGGCCACGGACATCTCGACCATCGACAGCGAACTGGTGACCCTGTGGGCCCTCGCCAAGGGCAAAGGCCATTACGGCCAGCCCGATGCCAAGGATGTCGCTGCACAGGCGACGGACTACCTGCGTGACCTCGTGAGCGGCACGCACACGACCGCGCAGTACATTCCGGGCACCGTTGACTTGCCGCCGGAGACGATGCCGGTATTCCTGCCTTTGGAAAACTAATGCGAGTCCTACCGCTGACGGTCGTGAGGGGAGGGATCAACCGACAGCGCATCAAGGGTGGTGCGCTGGCCGACAGTTTGTACGACCTGCTCAACGGATACGTCACCGTGGCAGGCACCGTCGTCGCGCGCCCTGGTACCTTGCGCGAGGACACGCTAGACCCACTGACGCGCGGACTCGTGGCGTTCGACGGCAGCCGGCACGTTTTCTGCCACACGCAGGTCGATGTTCCAGACGGCTACACGCTGCACGTCCTGCATCATCCCGACTCGCGGGACGGCTACACGATCGAACTCGAGCGCATTCACTTCGCGGTGCCAATGATGGGCGCGCTCTACGTCGCCGCCGAGTTCGAGGACGGCGAGACGTATCACTACTGGCTGCAAGTCGTCGATGTGTGGGCGCAGGACACGCACTACTTCGCGAACACGATGGTGCGCCCTAGCATCCCGAACGGCCTGGTGTTTCAGGCGTCGCGCGCTGGCGACCCGTATCCAGCTTGGGCCGCCGGAGTGCCGCGCTACGATGGCAACGATGGCGGCGACTACCAGCAGAGCATCATCGAGCCGACCGTGTACAACGACTTTTATTACTCCTGCGTGCTGACTGGCGGCGAGAATCCGCGCTCTGGGGACAGCGAGCCGACTTGGCCGACCGAAGCAGGCGCGCAGGTCATCGAGTACGCCGACGGCGGCGATGTCACGGAAAACCCTGCGCCGCCTGAGCCGCCGAGCACTGACATTCCGCAGGAACGCCTGCGCGAACGCTACGAGCGCGGAGGCTTCCGATGACTGTCCCTTTTTGGCAGCCTAGTACCTTCTACTCGCCAGGCTCCACGGTGCGCCCGGTCACGCAGCCGGCTGTTCTCGCGCCTGCTATCCCGAACGCAGGCTTTGAATCCGGCGCGACTCAGTGGACGACCGAGGCCGGATGGTCGATCGTTTCCGAAGTGGGCGGCGAGCCGCCGTTCGAGGGCACGAAATACGCGCGGTTTTCCGGCTCCGGCGCCGCCGAAGGCCGCATCATTTCGACGACCGTGCAGCCGGTGCGCGTCGGCCAGCGCATCAAGATGTCCTGCCAGGTGCGCCGCAAGCGCACTAGCTACACCGGCGGGCGCGTAGAACTAGATTGGCTGGACGAAAACGAAGTTCTGATTTTCTCCTCGCAAGGCAACACGGTCGAGACGACCGGCTCGACGACCGGCAATTGGCGCAAGTCCGAGGTCGAAGCGTTCGCTCCGGCTGGCGCCGCGTTCGTGCGCGTCGCAGGCTTCGCGTATCGCACGCAGGGTTCGCACGACCTGTTCCTCGACGCATTCACCTGGGACTACTCATACACCGCCGAGGGTGCTGGCCTCGTGTTCACGGCCGTGCAGCCTGCGTCTGGTTTCTCTGGCGGCACCGAGCCCATCTGGCCTACTGTCAATGGCTTGCAGGTCGTGGACAACGAAGTGATATGGGAGGCGGTGGACGGCTCGCGCGTCGTGTGGGAAGCCACGCCGATCATCGTGTCCGACTACCTCGAGCCCGACTGGCCCGATGAAGTTGGCGCCACGGTGCTCGACGGCACGGCCATCTGGACCGCCGTCTCGCGCCGCGTGACTGACGAAAAATGCCCGAACACGCCGATCGTCGCGATTGGGTCGAGCAAAGTGTTCTGCGGAGACGACGACATCATCGGCTTCTCGGCAACGGTCAATCCGCTTGATTGGACCGCCGAGGAAGACGCCGGTTACCTGCCGTTCGGCTTGCAGACCTTCGGTGCTATGCCCGTCACGGCGCTCGGCTTGTATCGGGGCAACTTGGCCGCGTTCAACAGCCAGGGCTACCAGATATGGCAGATTGGCGAGGACCCGGATACGCACGCGCTGCTCGACGCAGGCCCCATCGGCTGCGTGTGGCCCAAGACGGTGCTCGCGTGCATGAACGACCTCGTGTTCCTGTCGGCTGTCGGCGTGCGCAACATCGGCGTCGCTGGTGCTAGCACGAACCTGCAAGTCGGCAACTTCGGCCAACAGATTGATCCGCTTGTGATTGAGGCGCTGCGCGCCGGCGAATACGAACCGTTTTCGCTCTACGTCCCCGCTTTCGGCCAGTATTGGCTCTTTTTTGGCGACGAGGCGTTCGTCCTCACGATCAACGGCAACAAGCAGATGTCTTGGAGCCGGTATGTTTTCCCCGAAGCGATCACCGATTGGACGCTCGACGGCGACGACCTGATTCTGCGCACGGTATCGAGCAAAGTGTGGCGCGTGGCCCCCAACACAATCGACGACGATCACTATTGCCCGCCTGTGGAAGTGGACCTCCCTTACATGCCCGACGACCTCGACACCGGCACACTGGAAATCGACGCGAATTGGGTCCTCGACCGACGCTCGTGCTCCGGCGGCACCTTCTCGCCGGACAATTACGGCGGCAACCCGGCAGACTTCGACCCGCCGGTGTACGCGCTGGTATTGCAAGCACTGAGCCCGGGCTCAGGCAACCTGGAATGCGTCATCAATGGCTTGGACGAAAACGGCGATCCCGTGTCGGAGACGATCACGTTCGACGGCAGCACAGTGTACAGGTACATCGTCGGCACGCAGCTTTTCAGCCAGATAGACAGCATCGACCAGACCGGGAACACTGCGGACCAGTTTTTCAGCGTCGGCTACCAGCGCTATATAGCCGACGAGGATGCGGAGTCGCTGCTCGTCACGGTTCACGGGTATTGGGCCGTCTCGAACTCGGCGGACCCGGTGCAGAACAGAGGCCTGTTCGCGGGCGACGGCGTGACGCCGGTGGACCTGCCGACAACGTCCGTACTGGTGGTACGCAGGAACTTCAACCCGACGACCGTAGCGTTCACCTATCGCGATACTGGCACTGGCGCGTCGGTCACGCTACCGATCGGCTCAGTCGTCGGCGAGGTCGTAATAGGCACCGAGGAACTCGACTCGATCCTGACCGTGGACCGCGAGGGTTTTGATTTCGTCACGCCCGGCATCGACCTTGGAATTCAATTCACGGTGGCCGTAGCCTGCACCGGCGAGGACATCATCGGCATCATTCAATGGCCGCATCTCGACTTCGGCCTGATCGGCGTCGAGAAGCAGTTCGTCGGCTTCGACCTCGTGGCGACAGCGCCCGAGGGCGTGAGTGTGAGCATCGGCTACGATCAGCGCGATTTGGACGCGCGCACGATCGACTACCTCATGGACGCCGATACGCTCCCAGGCAAGCTGGTGCCGATCCCCCTGACCGGTCCGTCGTTTGATATGCGCCTCACTTTCGAGCCTGGCCAGGCGTGGGAGTGGAATGCCACGGTGCTTTACGTTCAAGATCGGAGGACCGGCTCATGATTTTGACAGATAAGCAAGGTCTGATAAACTGCCGGCTCTACAGGGGCAGCACGCAAGTGAGGTCCCATGTCGTCAAGCGCTGACAAACTCGCGATCAAGTCCGAGGACACCCGCAACCGGCGCATCCACGAGGGCATCGGGCAGGTCAACGCCATTTATGGCGCCGGCCGAGAGGCGCAGTATGGCGACTACTTACAGGCGCTACGCGACCGGGGCAACGCTGACCTCAAGGACCAGTCAGCGCTCGTCGATCGCAAGTCGAAGTTCCAACTTGCCCGGCGCGGCGTCATCGGCGGTTCGAGCGAAACCGATCGGCTGCGTCGCAATCGCAAGGCGTACATCAAAGGCGTGATCGGCAACGAGCGCAATGCACAGGCGGCCGTCGGGAACCTGCGGTCGCGCGACGAGTCTTCGCGGCAGTCTTTGATCAACATGATTTTCGGCGGGATGGACGCCACGACGGCGGCGCAGCGAGCCGGCGGTGCCATGCGCTCCAGCATGGCCTCGGCGCAGAGTGACTTCATCCCCTACGCGCTCGACTCGATTGGCGAGGCTGCGGCCGATGCCTACGGGTTCGGCGTCCGTGACGAAGCATATTCGCAGGGCGGTGAACAGGCCCGGAGGGATTTATATGGGTAAGCAGTAATGGCCGCCAATCCGTGGGGTGCAATCCTGGCTGGGGCTGGTCAAGCAGTCATGGCCTACAACGACTATCGCACGGCTGAAAAACGCGACAAGGTCATCAAGCTGATCATGGAACGGCGCCAGCGCCAGCAAGACGCGCTCGACGCCGAGGTCATGGGCGAAATCACCACGCAGCGAGGCGAGACGCCGGAGGCCGAGCAAGCACAGGCGATGTCCGAGTTCGTCGGCCAGCTTCGCGAGTCGCGCGCCGCCACGCCGCAGAATTACGGCGCGCGTGGCGCGGTGTCTGATCGCGAGGCCGGCGCCATGAAGGAATTGACCGGCGACCTTGGCGAGTTCGCCGGTCGCGAGGCCGACATCTCGGCGCGCGAGGACGCGCCGCTGCGCATGCGCCTCGGGCAGGGCCTACGACAGGGGCGCCTCGGCACGACGATGCGCGAAATGACACGCAAGATTGATTCAGCCGACTACCTCGCGGAACTGCGACTGGCGCGGGTCCGCAAGAATCCGTGGCTCGACGCGCTCGGCGAGGGCCTGAAAGCCGCCGGCGGCGCCGCCGGCGGCGGTTTCGGCGGCGGCGGCGGCGGCGGCGGCGGCGGCGGCGGCGGCGGCAGCGGCGGCGGCAGCAGTTTCGGCGGCGGCAGTTTCGGCGGTGCGGCATGAGCTTTGGTAGATCAAAATATGGAGGTCCGCGTGGCTGAACGTCAGTTCACTGGCATACAAAAAATTGGCTCCCTGCTTTTCGGCGGGGCCGAGCGCATGCGCAATGAAGCATTCGAGGAGGGCCGTTTAAACACGATTAAAACCGAGCAGGCGCTCGCCAATGCGCGCAAGTCGCAGTTGGAAGCGACTGCCAAGGCGAACGCGCAGCGCGCGGCTGACAAGTGGAAGGATTCGTACATCGCCAATGAGACTGGCAAGGGCCGCGACCCTAAAGAGGTCGCGCTCGATGCCGATTTTATCGGCAACACCGTCATCGGCGGTTTGGGCTCGGACTTTTACGCGACGATGCAGGGTCAGTCGCAGGGTCAGGAAATCCGCTTCCGTGACCTCATTGCCGACCCAGAGACGCCGCGCGCCAAGGCGCATGCCGTCGGCAGCGCGATCCAGGGCAAGCTGTTGCCGCGCATTGCGCCGGTTGGCACATACGGCACCGAGAATCTGCTCGACGAAACCCCGGAACTCACGGGTGTGCCCGGGGGAGGCACGACCGCCGGCAAAAACTACGAACAATTCGTAGAACTCGGCGGACCGCCGGGCCCTTCGACGTTCATGGACATGGTGCGCACGCAGGATCGCGTTGTGACCTCCGGCGGTGTCCCCGCTGTTGCGCGCGTAGGCCCGACCGGCGGCGGCCCGGCCACGCCGGTTGTCTCGGCAGAGGATGCGGCAAGTAACAAGGCAGCGCTCGCCGACGCGAGTCGGACCGGCACGGAGACGGCGAAAATGCGCTCCGAGTACCCGCGCGCCAAGTTTGCGCGCGATCGGACGGTGCAGGACATTACTGCCATGAACGATCAGGCAATGGAAATCGCCAAGAATGAAAAGCTGTACCAGGCTTTCGGCCTGACGCGGCCCATCGCGATGATTCCCGGCACCGAGGGCGCGAATCTGCGCGCGATGGTGCAGACATTGACGAGCAAAATGATGATCACCACGTTGCTCAACCTGCGCGCCATGTCCAAGACTGGCGGCGCGGTGGGTAACGTCTCCGATCGCGAGGGTCTCAAGATGGAGACGGCGCTAGCGAACCTGTCGGACCCGAACATCTCGGTAGGACAAGTGTTCAAAGAGGTCAAGCGCCTGATCGGTTACAACGCTGACCTCGAGGCGCTGATCAACGAATCGTTCGACCTGACTTACGACGCGAAGGGCGAGCCGCGCTTGGCAACGCAAGGCGCACGGTCTCCTACCGATGGTGGCGAGGACACGTTGTACAGTAATGGCGACCCTGTCGAGGGCGCGACAATCGAGGAGGAAATCATCAACCGAGGCGACGGCGACTATAATGAAACCGGCAACCTCGTGGACTCGCGCGGTTGGGTATTCATGAAATCCCCTGACGGCGCCGCATGGGTCAATCCCGACGGCAGCGGAGAGTATGAAGAGGTTGCACAGTAATGCCGTTCGAACTGTCGCAAGCGCAGCCTGTCAAAAAGCCGAGTGCTGGTTTCGACTTGCGCTCGGCCAAACCGTCGCGCAGCCCGAAAGCGCAGGCGACGGAAACGCGGGCGCAGTTCCAGAAGGATCAGCACGACGCCACAATGCAGGCCGATCGTGAGGAAAACGAGTCGTCACTCGGCGGCATCGTTCACGGCACGATTGAAGGTATATCGGAACTCGACCCGATCGGTGCGACGGCCAATTATGTCAAGGATTACGGCAAGGGCATAGCCACGGCGTTAGAGGATGATTCGCCGGTGTCGCAGGGCGACATGCTACTGGGCCTCGGCGGCTCGACCCTCGCATACCCTGCGTCGATGGCGGCCGGCGCCGTGATGGCGCCGTTCACGTCAGGCGACTACCGCACCGAGCAACAGAAGGCGTTCAACGCGATGAACGACTTGCTGCCGGCCGGCGCCAAGGCTGCGCAGGAAAAATTCGGCGCCGTGCTCAAGCCGGTCGGCGACCTGGTCAATACCGTCGGCAGCGGCAACGAACAGTTGCTCACGGCCGCCGGCGTGCCAGAGCAGTATGCCAAGAACATCGTCAACCCGCTGATCGACGCTGCGGAGTTCGCGACCGTCAAGCGAGCCGCGCCGAAAATGCCCGTCGTCAACCCGGGACCGAAGCCGCGCGCTCCCGTTACATCGGGTCCGACCGCCGATCCCATCGCGCGTGCGCGCGATGCCGGCTATCAGGTGCCTGGCTCTGCACGCACGCCCGAAAACAAGCCTGCGTCTCGCGTCGGCAGCGTCGTCGAAGCCGCCGCCGGTCGCGGCCCGATGGCGCGCCGCCACAACCTCAAGGACGACACGCGCGTGGAAGAGGGTATTCGCAAGGACCTGGGGCTGCCGGCGAACACTCCGCTGACGAACACGGCGTTCAACGCCATCATGGACGACGCCGGCAAGATTTACGACGGCGTGAAAGCCGCGCTGCCTAAACTCAAGTGGACGGACAAACTGCAAAAGGCAGTCGATGCGGTCGGCGAGGCGCGCCGTAATAATCCGCTCCTCAATGAGGCGCCGGATGTCAGCCAATTGCGCGCCCAGGTTGGCAACGTCGTCGAGGCAGACACTGGCGCCGTGCTCAAGGCCGCGCAGGACTACCGGGATACCGCGCGCCTGCTCCGCGAGGGCATCTCGAAAGCCGAGAAGCCGGAGATTCAGACGCAGAAGGCAGCCGCGTTCCGCGAGATGGCCAAAGTGCTGGAACAGGCGCTAGACGAATCCTTGCAGGCGAGCGGCCGTCCCGATCTTATCCCGTCGCTCAATAATGCGCGCACGCGCATGGCGAAAACGCACCAGGCGCGCGAGGCAGTCAGCGGCAAAAAGCGGCCGGGCGTTGCGCTCATGGACATGAAGCAAGCCGGCGAGTTTCTGTCGGGCGAGATGGAACTAGCCGCCGACGTTTTCCGCGACAAGTTGCCCCCCGGCAAGCTGTCTGTGGACGCGGCGCGCGTCGATGCCAATCCGGGCGGCGTGATTCAGGCGTTGCAGACCGGCGCCCGCTCGGCCCTCGGCCCGGTGCTCACGTCCGAGTTCGGTCAGCGCTTCATGCACGGCCCGCGTCGGCCGGAGACGCTCAAGCCTTACGACCCAAAGATGTTCGACGTGCCGGGCGTGCAGGGCAACCTCGGCATGGCGACCGCGCTCGAGTTGGACCCGCCTCCCGGCAACCTCGGCCCGCGTCCGATGCCGCCACCGATTGACTTTACGTTGACCGGCGGGCTGCCGCCGGGCGCCGCGTTCCGCAACCCGAACCGACCGGGAGCCCCGGAGTTCGCGCGTGACATGAGCGGCGACGCTTCAATGCCGCCCGCCGGTGCGCAGGTGGGCGACCTCGTGGCGAGTGAGACGCCGAGGATTCAGGGCGACATCGACTTTATCGCCTCCGCGCCTGACACCGGCCTGGCTGCCGGGCTCGAACTCGCGCCGGAGCAGGGCGTGTTCCCGGGCGTCGAAGTGCCGCCGGCCGCTGCCACGACCGAGTTCCTCACGGACCAGCCGATCAACCGCCGGCGCAACCCGGAGCGCACGCCTTACGTCGGCGACGACCGCCGCATCAACGGCGTGCCGGATCGCAGCGCCGAGCGTCAGGCGGTGCTCGACCGTCCGATCGGCACGCAGGCGAACGCCGGGCTGCCGAACGAATTGCTCGCCGACCCGCGCATGCAGGCGGCCGTCCGTGGCGACACGACGCGCGGCCGGCTCGAGTTGTATCCCGAGGACCGGATGCCGGCGCCGTTGTCGGATCGCGAGATGCTAGACCTGCAACTGGCGCCGGCCGACTTGGAGATGCAGCGCGGCGGCATCGGCCAGGAAATCGGCCGTGGGCGCATCGACCCTGAGGACGGCGCCGTGTATATCAGCGTCGAGGACCTCGAAGCACTCGGCTATTCGCCCGAGGAAATCGCACAGCTTCTCGGCGGGGGTTAAGCCGTGGGCCGCCGGATCAAGGTCAAGCTGCAAGACTCTACGCCAGCCCGGGTCATTCATCTCGACCCGGCAGCGACCGAGGGCGCAACGCTCGGCACGAATCTTTTCACGCCTGACGGCACAGTTGGCACGCCGGCAACAGTGCGCGCATGGCTCAGTCTCAGCACTACCAGCGAAGTGTCGCCGACGCAGGGCGGCTCGATTCACCATAAGCTGTTGCAGGGCCTCCCGGTCGGCGACGACCATCCGCAGTATCTCCGCAAGGACACGCTGACGACGCAGGGCGACATCTATGTGCGCGGCGCGCTCGTGCCACAGCGCCTGTCGATCGGCACCGAGGGCCAAGTGCTCAAGGTCATCGCCGGTGTGCCGGCGTGGGGCACCGACGAACAGGCTGTCGTCACGATCATCGGCGCCTACGGTGAAATCGTCGTGGACTCGAGCGACCCTGCCAATCCGGTGCTGTCGCTCGGTGCTGGAATTCTGCTCGGCATAGACCTGGCAGAAACGGCCGTGCAGCCGGAGGACCTCGCGCTAGTCGCCTTCACTGGCGATTACGACGACTTGATCAACACGCCGCCCGACATCTCTGGCGAGACGTTCATTACCGCGAACGACGAGACTGGCACGCTGATCAACTCGAGGCGTTTAAACGCCGGCACGAATATCAGCTTCAACACATCCACGCCTGGTATCCTGACGATCAGCGCCTCGGGCGGCGGGGGCGGCGGGACGGTCGATACGATCATCGGCGCCTACGGCGAAATCATCGTGGACTCGAGCGACCCGGCCAATCCGGTGCTGTCGCTCGGCGCTGGCATCCTGCTCGGCATTGACCTCGCCGAGACGGCCGTGCAGCCGGCCGACCTCGCTGGCTACGTCCCGACCTCGCGGCAGATCATCTCTGGCGCCGGCCTAACGGGCGGCGGAGACCTCTCGGCGGATCGCACGCTAGCGGTTGGCGCCGGAACCGGCATCACAGTGAACGCCGACGACGTGCAGGTCAGCGCCGCGTACCAGGCGCTGATCAACGGCGCGATTCAGTCGAGCGTTCTGACGACGGACGGCGACCTGCTCACGCGCGCCGGCGGCGTCCCGGCTCGCATCGCCATTGGCAGTAACGGCCAAGTGTTGACGGTTGTTTCTGGAGCGCCGGCGTGGGCCGCAGCTTCGGGCGGCGCTACCGGCGCCAACCCGACTGCTTCTGTCGGGTTGGCAGCGGTCAACGGTTCGGCAACGACGTTCCTGCGCAGCGACGGCGCACCGGCACTGGATCAAGGCATCGTGCCGACGTGGACTGGCGCGCACATTTTCGCGGCGTCGTCCGGCACGCCGCTGACGATTTCGACGGCAGCCCCTGTGCTCGCGCAGATCGAAACGGACCAGGCCGCCGACGGCAAGCGCTGGACTACCCGTGTGGTGAACGGAGAATGGGCCGTGGGTGCGACGCTGGACGATAACACCACGTTCCGCCCCGCGTTCGCTGCGCAGCGGAATGCCAGCTCGTCGGCCATTGAAGATATTATCATCGGTAACGGCACGAACGACCCGGACCTCAACCTGCTCATTACGGAATTGATGATCCAGGGCGACGCGGGCAGCGCCGGTGAAGTGCTCACGTCCGGGGGCGCGGGCGTCGCTCCGTCCTGGGCTACCGCACCCGGCGCGCCCGCAGACATCCAGATTTTCACGGCCACCGGCGCGAGCACCTGGAACAAGCCGAGCGGTGCAGCCGCAGTCGAAGTCATCGTCATCGGTGCCGGTGGCGGCGGCGCGAGCGCGCGCAAAGGTGCGGCTGCAAGTGTGCGCAACGGCTCCGGCGGTGGCGGTGGCGGCGGCTTGTCGCGCATGATTTTTCGCGCTACTGACCTGTCCTCGTCGGTGTCTGTGACGGTCGGTACTGGCGGCACTGGCGGCCCGGCAATCACTAATGACAACACGAACGGGGCGAATGGCACTGATGGCGGGGTCTCGTCTTTCGGCAGCTACCTTACTGCCAACCCCGGCACGGGCAAAATTTTCGGCGGCAGCGACGGCCTTGGCGGCACGGGCCTCACCTCCAACGGCTCCAACGGCGGCCCGGGCGGCGCGAGCGGCGCAGCGGGTGTCGCAGGCTCTGCGTCGGGCCTCGCAGGCGCAGGGGGCGGCGGGGGCGGTGGCGTCACGTCGGGCAACGTGCAGAACGCTGGTGCAGCCGGTGGGGCGCATACATTTGGAGGCTTGACGGGCGGCACAGGCGGCGCGGCTGGCGGCACGAACGGAGGCGCAGGCAACACGCACGGGAACGGCGCGGCTGGCACCGGGGGCGGCGGGGGCGGGGGCAACTCTACGGCAGGCGGCAATGGCGGCAGCGGCGGCGCGGCGGGCGGAAAAGGCGCCGGCGGAGGCGGAGGCGGGGCCGCAACCAACGGTGCAGGATCGTCCGGGGCCGGGGCCAACGGCGGCAACGGCGTGGTTGTCGTAATCACCTACTTTTGATATATTTTCGTAATCGAAACTGCTTCAATCCGAGGAATTTGCCATGTACAAGCCTACCCCTCACTTCCTTGCTGCCCTCGCGGCTGCCTTTGCCCTGGTGTGTTTCGTCAGCGTGGCGAATGCGGCCGACGTTACGGTATCGGGAGTAAATGCCAGCCAGAATACCGACGGCTCGGTGATCCCGACCGACGGCTCGCTTAATTCGCTACGCGATGTGCGCGTGAAATACGGCACCTGCAACACGGCCGGGACGGCCGTGGCGACAACGGAAAACACGGTTACACTGGCGCTGCTTCCGGCGGCTGCCGGGCAGCCCTTTTCTATCCCTCTTTCGGGCCTTTCAGCGACGAAATATTGCTTCCAAGCACGTCATTCCAACATCGGCGATCAGTATTCCGATTTCACCAGCGCGGTCGTGCGTGACCTCACGCCGCCGTTACGCAAGCCGGGCAAGCCGGGCTCGGTGACGGTAGCCTTCTTGCAAGAGGACCTGATCGTGTCTGCGCGATGGGTGGCAACAGCCTTCGCATCAATACAACTCAACGGGGCCGATAAATGATTGCGCAGGCATTTACCAATGCCGCCGGTGCGACGGTCAGGGCAGCCAAGCGCAGTCAGCGAAGCCTGCTTTTGACTCTTGGCGCGCTGCAAGTCATTGTCGGCTCGCTTGTTGCAGTCGCCCCCCATCTCTCCACGATTTTAGGCCCACGCCCTTTCGCCGTTACCATGATAGTCCTCGGTGTCGGAAGCGCGGTTCTCGCGTTCGTCAAGACTGAGATTTCCCAGGAGTGAATCATGAAACAGGTGAAAAACGCCCCTCCCCAGCCGCCGAAGGTCGTACCGACGCCGTTCCCGGAACTGCCACCGAGGCTATTCAGCGTGCAAGACGCGAATATGATCATTCAGGTGCTCGAACGCCAGACCGTGGAGGGATTGGCGGGGGCGCGAGACTTGGCGGCGTTTATCAAGCGCTTCCAAGTGTTCGTGCAGGGAGCGATCGATTCGCAGAAAAGGGCCGAAAAATGACTCCCGAAACAAAGGCCGCAACCGAAGTTTGCGTTAGTGGTTGTAGCGCTATTTTCGGCGTCGCCATTGGCACGGTGAACGACTACCTGCAAGCCGCAGCCTTCCTCGTCGCCATCATCTCTGGTATCGCGGCCACGGCGTACTACGTCAAACAAGGCCGCCGTCGGTGAACGGCTACCGCCTCGGCTCCAAGGGGCTCCAACTAATAAAGCAATTCGAGACGCTGCAACTGCGCGCCTACACGGCGACCGCAGAGGAGGAAGCGCGCAACCTCTGGACTATCGGCTACGGCCACACGAAAGGCGTGAAGCGCGGTGACATATGCACCGAGGCGCAGGCCGACGCCTGGCTCATGGAGGATTGCGCGGATGCTGAGCATGCCGTCCATCATCTCGTCAAGGTGCCGATCAATCAGCACCAGTACGACGCGCTCGTGTCGTTCGCCTTCAACGTCGGCGGGGACATCGACGCTGACCTCGTGGCCGAGGGCCTTGGGGATTCGACGCTCCTGAAAAAGTTAAATGCCGTGGATTATGCCGGCGCGTCTGCCGAGTTCCCCAAGTGGATCAAGCAGAAGGGCAAGGTTCTGAACGGTCTTGTGCGTCGGCGCGCAGCGGAGCAAAATCTGTTCCTGTTGCCGATCTAGGAGGACCATGATGATCATGAAATACCTAATGGGAGTGCTCGCGGGCGCGCTTCTCGGCGCACTCGCCTTAGTCGCCATACAGACCTCGCGCGTTGGCCGCTACAAGGCCGAGCTGGATTCAACCCTGACGGAGAATATGCGCTTGCAGGAGGCCGCCATCGGCTCCGAGCAGACCATCGAGCGCCAAGCCAAGTCGATCGCAGGCATTCTCGAGGCCGCCCGCCAGCAGGGCGAGGCCCTCGTAGCCGCCGTTGCCACCTTGAAGGCCAGGGACGCCATGATCGAAAAGCAATCTGCCGACCTCGCGGCTGCGGAGGCCGCCGACCATGCACTACCCGAATGCCAAGCACTCCTCAACCTTGACCTTGCTCGCTTGTGCCCTGCTCACGCTGACAGCGTGCGCAAGCGCGCCGCAGGTCGTCTATCGGGATCGAATAGTAGAGGTTCCGACCCCGGTACGGGCCCCCCTGCCGGCTGACCTGACAGCCGACTGCCCGGCGGCATCTGCGGTAGTTCCCGCGGGAGTTTTGCCCTTAGCAGTCGTCCTGGCGCGCCTGGCGGCTGTCGAGGACGCCTTGCTGGCCTGCCGGGCTCAACTAGAGCAACTTCGTATACTGTGATTTTATACAGGCTGTGATTTTATACAGGAGGTAATATGTCAACTGCAAAACGAGACCCTTTCACTGCCTTTCGCGACGAGTATGATGACACCGTTGTAATTCCGAGAGCGATCGACGCCGGGCTCAAGGCACTCGGCGAGGACTTTCAGGGCGAACTGGCATTTAGTAAGCGGTGCGGCCTCTCCCCGATCAAGTTTTCGGCATTTCGCGAACAGTACTCCGCCTACTGGATTGAAGTCAGGAAAACCGGCAAGTCGCCTCAACGTATCTGGTGCGGCACCAAAGAATTCGCCGCGAAATGCAGGAAAGCAGCCAATGGTCAAACCTAACAATCTCGAACGGTTCCGCCAGGCTCACGATCCGACGTTCCTGGTCGCGCAGCCGGAAGTGTTTGACCGGAAGCTGCGCAAGAGTTGCAAGAATTTCCTCATCGTCGCCGCGCAGAACGGCACGCCGGTAGAGTCCGATTGGTGGAAGGTAATAGGCAAGATCGCGGAGCATCGCCAAGCGGAAATTCTGGTGCTGCCGGTGCGCTACAAGAATCCGACCTCGCAGTGGTCCGCGAGCCAGAAGGGCGCCGAATGGTGGCCTGAGGAAGTGCGCGACTACCTGTGGAGCGCAAGCATCGAACTGAATAAAAAGGTCACGGTGCTCGGCGACTTCAAGATTCAGCCGACTGCCTCCGACCCACTGACCGGCGCAGAGGCGCTGTCCTTGGCATCATCCGGCATCATTGGCCACACGAAGCTACAGATGAAGTCGGTCGCCACGCCGGCCTCGCGCATGGCGAAAATCCTGACTACGACCGGCGCTTGCACCGTCGGGAACTACACCGACAGCCGGGCCGGGCGCATCGCGGCGTTCCACCACTCGCTGTCGTGCGTCATTGTCGAATTGGAAGGGCGCAAGCGGTTCCGCCTGCGGCACATTCACTTCGACAAAAAGACGAAAAGCGCGACCGACCTGAACGTGCGCTACACACTCAAAGGCGCGACCGACGCGCCCCGCCCGCTGGCGATAGCTATGGGCGACACACATGTGCGGGCAATCGACCCGGCCGTGGAGAAAGCAACTTTCGGTCCCGAGGGCATGATCGAAGTGCTCAATCCTGAATACGTCATTTTTCATGACGTACTCGACTCCTACCTGTCGTCGCCGCATCATCTCACCGACCCGTTTGTGGGAGTCGCCATCGCCAAGACAGGGCAGACCGTGGAGAGTGAAGTCGATGAGGCGATCAAGTTCATCGCAGACCGCACCAAGGGCGACCGCATCTCGGTCATCGTAGGATCGAACCACAACGATATGCTCGGCCGCTGGCTCAAGCGGGCCGACTGGAAACTGGACCCGTTGAATGCCCGCTTTTACCTGCGCACGGCGCTGAGATTGGCCAGTGAAGCGGTGCTACTTCGCAAAGGTGCCGACTATCCCGACCCGTTTGCGACGCTAGTGCGCGACCGCAAGCTGCCGAACGCGCGCGTGCTCGACGAAGACGAGTCGTTCATGCTCGGCGGCGTCGAACTTGGGATGCACGGCAATCGCGGCCCGAACGGCGCACGGGGCTCGGCCCGGAACCTGCGGCGCATCGGCGTCAAGTCCATCATCGGACACAGCCACTCGCCGGCAATCGACGAGGGCTGTTACCAGACCGGCACCAGCACACTCCTGCGACTGGACTACAACAAGGGTCCGTCATCGTGGCTCAACTGCCATTGTATCCTGCACGCGGACGGCAAGCGGCAGCTTGTGTTCATCGTGGACGGCCAGTGGCGCGCGTAAAGGCCGACCCGGAGGACCCGCAGCGTCACCGCGTCTATGCGTGGGAGTGCAGTTTTCGCCACGCCAATGAGCGCACGCTGACGCAGAAGGAAACCCGCAGGGTCATCGTCCGGTGCTGCCGGCTCTATCGCGTGCGCGTCCCCGCTATTCGGTTCCTGACGCGTGAGACTCGTGAGTGGAGCTATTTCCAGGAGAAGGAAAACCTTCTGGCCATGAACTACGCGCAGTGCAATCACTGGATAGCGTGCCACGAGGCCGCGCACGTCATCGTGACACGCAAGTGGGGCGAGTCAGTGTTCGACCACGGGCCTGAATTCATGGCCGTCTACATGCGGCTCCTGCGCGAGCACGAAGTCGCACCGCGCGCCGCGCTGGACTCCAGCGCCAGGGCCCGTCGGTTGAAGTGGACTCGGATGACATAATCAAGCTCCCAGGAGGCCCCGGGCGCGGCGATCTCAGGTCATGCGATACCTGGACATCCCCCTAAACGGTGGCGCGTCGGCCCTACAATTGTTCAGAACGCACTAACTTCTGACCAGGCCAGCTCAACTTGAACGATGCCGGTGCCAGCTGCCGGCCATACAGTGCGATTTCTCAGAACCAATCCCTCGTTTTGCGCCAGCACCAACGGGTATTCTCCCGCGGCCAGATCAGCAACACAAATAAGTGACGGATCGTTAACTCGCGGCTCTTCGGTCCCTGCGGCGGGATTAGCGGACTGTGAGTCGCCCAAAGATTGTGCAATAGCGGTAGCGTCCAATGTAGTTAACGCGGTCAATGCGGCGGTAGTGGAAATGCGCATCAGGCCGGCCGTATCCAAAAGCGAGACGCCCATTGAGGAGCGCATTTTTGTTTTTGCGAGAGCGCCTAAATCAGTGCCGCCACCGCCAGCGGAGACCGCGGTTGCCTTGAATAAATCAAAACCAAAATCCGTCAGCGTACCAGCCGTGAACGCGGTCAGTGTTTGAAAGCGCGCAGCGAATTTATGAAGCACCAAAAAACGGGCTGCATCGGTCCACCGCAAGTAAAATAGTTGTGCGGAGGCCGCGAGCGCTACCGCAAGGGTGCCCGTTGTCGCGGCAAGACGATAGCTGCCCAGTACAGAGGAAGGCGCGACGGGTTTGCAAGTTACGTGTTGCGGCGAAAATGCAACCTGTCCCACTTCTACTAAATTGCCGCTTGCGCCACCTTCGATTACTGCCATTGCTATCTCCTATACGAAAACCACATAAGAAAATTTCACATTTCCTCTGATTCTGCCGATTCGCCGAGACTTAAATACGCCCGGCCCTATCTGGTTAATCAGTCGGTCAAAAGTTGCGCCCGCGGCCTGAAACTTACTTAAGCCGCTTTCTTGTGGCGCTCCTGCAATTGGTGGCGTTTGCCACTTCACAATAGCCGAGCCCGCAGACGGCTCGGTTGCAATAATGTGTACGGGCTGCATTTCAGCCTCATCGGCGCGCGTACCTTTACCCGTATACGGACCGGGTGCCTGCCAGCATAGCACTTTGCTTGAGGCGCCGATAGCCGCGTCCGTAATTGTAAATTGTCCCCGAAACGCCGGCGTACTGCCGAGGTCTTTTTCAACCGTTGCAGCACTGACTGTCGCTGTAGGAGAGGCAAATACGCGATCATCGCGTAAAAACTTTGCTCCTGTGGGAGTGCCCGTACCAAGTTGGGCGACCGGCACCAAGGTACTGCCGTCTAAGCTGGCATAGCCGTTGGCGACGCCCTTTTCCGACTCTTTTTGATACCCTGTATGAGGATCGCTGGCTGCTTCGTGCGTAGCCACCGCAGCAGTCGCAGCACCTATTGCGTCGTATCTTGCATCAGCGTCGGCTCGGGTCGGAATGCTCGTGCTCGCTCCGACGCCGAGAGCCCGTTTCGTGAACGTATCCGCTCCGGTCTGTTCAACCAGACCAGCGGTGGCATTAAGCGCAGCCAGCGCGGTGAGAGTCGCGTCAAGGGTCTGATATGCAGCATTACCTTCTGCCGGAGTGAGATAGCCTGGATGCGGATCGCCAGCCGCTTCATGCGCAGCCACCGCTGCGGTCGCAGCACCCAACGAGTCATAAAGGCCTGCACCTTCTGCCTCAGTGACATAAACCGGATGCGGGTTGCTTGCCGCGCTGTGTGCAGCCACGGCCGCCGCAGCGGCACCAATTGCTTCATAAAGGGCATTTGCTTCTGCCTCCGTTAAGTATACAGCGTGAGGGTTTGGTTCATCGCGGTGCTCAACAATCGCCGTATCCGTATGTGCGTCAATTGCCGTAGTTAGCGCTGCCGATGCCTCGGGGTCTCCGGTAATTTGTTCCCAGGTAATAGGGCCGCCAGCCCCAACAATTGTTGCCCATCCAGCAATGCCGAGAGCTATTTTTATATAGATTGCAGAGCCCGAAACGTCGATATACAAGGAGCCCACAGGACCTTCAAGCACCCCATTAGGATTATTCAACCCGACATAAATTGCCGGGCCGGCTTGAGCGGCTTGAACGCCACCGGCTGTAGAGCCATAAGTAATAGTCGGAAGAATACTCATATTGCAGGGGAATTTAACATACAAAGGGCCGCGTGCAAACCTTCCTCAAGATCCGCGCCGCAGTCGGTGCAGATGCGCGCGGGCTTCGGCCAAGATACGGGCTTGATCTTCACCGTGGCCGGGTCGAGCGTCTCGTGGCAGTCTGCGCACTTCAAGCGATCGCGCGGCGGCTTCGGGTACTTAACGTGGAGGACACGCTGGTGAGGGCAGACCACGCACACGTCGGGCTGCGGATCGGGCGCGCATTCGGCCCGAATGCTGGTTTCAGTGGCCGTAGACTGGCTGCCGGACCCGCCACGCATGAGTTGCTCGAACGTCGGCTCCTGAAACCGAGGGTCGGTATTGAGCGTGGAAGTTAACACGTCAGTTTTCCACGTGTACTTGGCCGTGAATAGGCCGCCGAGCGTTATCCCAAGTCGTTCTTCCTCATCAAGCTGCAACTGCGCACTCAGCCGCCAGATGGCTTTCGCCAGGTGCGCACGGCCGTCGGTGTCGATCGCTTCGCCCATGCCGTAGTCCATGATATGCCGCAGCGCCGTGTTCAACTGGTCCGTGGACTTCTCCCGCGCCCACCGGATCTCGCCCGGCTCGCTGTTGTTCAGGTGTTGCTTGTCGCCGGCTACGGCGACCCGCACGACTTCCAGGAAGGCGAGCGGGAAATATTTCGTCAGGAACGTGTAAACCGGAAGCGCTTTGCGCTCCTCATTATCAGTCGGCAGCATTGGGCATCTCCTGTCCGATGCCGGGCTGGCCGCCGAGCCCAGGTAACTGCATCTGCGCAGTGCCCTGCTCGACCTGCTCGGCCGCCGTGGCGGCCTTCTCCTGGCCGTCGTTCCAAGCCATCTGCACGTTCGCACAGAAGGCCACGACCATCGTGAGGTCCTCGTCGGACAGTTTGCGCGCCCAATTGCGGAAACGGTCGAGGTACTTGAGTTCCTGCCGACGGCCTTGCGGGGCCTGCTCGGGGGCGTTAGTGCTTGGGTTGTTCAACATCGTCGTCCTCCTTCGTCTGTTCTAGTAGATGACCTTGCAGTTTGTACTGCACACATATCCGAATCATGATCAGCACGAGCGTTTTCGCCTCGCGCAGCGGGAGCGACAGCCCCCACAGGTAGAAGCCGCGCATGAAGCGGGCGGCGCGCGGCGGCAGGCGTGTGGCCTCGGCCGGCGCGTCGGCGAACATCTCGAGCATCTCCTCGGCACTATGCTTATTGTCGCTCATGCTTTGACTCCGAGAACGCGCTCGCCCGGTTTGTAGTCGCGCCAGTGAACGAACTTGCCGGGTTTTGGGTAGAAACCCCAATCGTTCGACTTGTGACCCATGATCACGATTGTCCAGAACGGCTCGAAACCGGGCGCCGTGGAATACAGCGGCGCACCTCTGTAGTACACATCGGGCCCGCCGAAACTAAACATCGGACCCTTGACGATGTGCTCGTGCGTCGCCGGCCGGTAGTGGAACCGGAACTTTTTGACGACGTTGAAGCGTTTAAACGCCCCTTTCTCATACAACGCCTCGACGTAGCTATGCAGCGGGAAGGTGATGAAGGCCCACGGGTGCGTGTGCGGCGCGCTATCGTCGTCCCCGGTCATGAACTTGTGCAGCCGCAGGCCGATGGGGCCGAGATAGGCGATGTAGCGCACCATGTAGTGATCGCCGCGAATGTAGAGGTTGCTTTTCTCGATGCCCCACCGCCAGCCGAGCGTCTGCACGGCGTAGAGCACCTGATCGTTGAGGTACGGCTTGACGACGTGGAATCGGTCGTGCAGCCAGCCGCGCCAGAGTTTCTTCCACTCGGGCAGCGTCCATTCCGGCGACTCGCTGACCTGTATGCCGGTCAGGCCACACCGCTGGCAGTAGCAGGAGGTCGGGCTCCAATCGTGGCCCGGCTTCCAACACTTTCGGCTGCGTAGCCACAAGCGCACGCTCGCGGCGAACCACTTGACGCGCGGCACGATCCGCGTGTTGCGGAACACCTCGGGCAGCGTCACGTCATCGTATGGCTCGGCGTCGCAGCGGCGGCAGCACGCTTTCGTCGAAGCCGCAGCAGGGAAAGTCCAGTCGTGATCGAAAAGCCAGCACAGCCAATTCATGATTTCCTCCTAGTCATGGCCGCTTTCAGGGCGTCCTGAACCGAGCACTTCGATTCGTGCCGAGCCAGGCAGTCCTCGTCCAGCGTGTCCTCGCAGATGATTTGGTAGATGTCAACGACGCGATCCTTGAACCCACTCTGGAATTGCCGGACGGGGCCGATGCGCTCGAGAATCTGCTGGTGATCGTCCAGCTTCCAAGTATAGCCGAAATAGACGGCCGTCCAACAATTCTCCTGCATGCCGTCGAGCCCGTGGCCCATGGACGCCGGGTGCGCAACGCCCATCTGCTTGTCCCCGGCCATCCACGCCTTGAAGCCGGCCGGCTTCGATATGTCAACTGATTGCGGGAAGCGCTTCAAGATGCGCTCGCGGTCGCTCTGGAACTGGTAGCTCACAAGCAGTTGCCGGCCGCCGGTTTCGTTCACGATCGACTCAAGCGCTTGCAGTTTGAAGTCGTGGACAGCGGCCCATTCCGGGTGCTTCGTGTACACGGCGCCGTTCGCGAACTGCATGCACTTCCCGGTCAGCGCGCCGGAGTTGAACACTTCGACGTGCGTGCCGCAAGCCAGGATGGTGAATAGCTCATTCTCGAGTTGCCGGTACTTCTGGCGCAGTGCCGGCGGCAGCGTGACCGGCACCGGCACGACGCGCGGCTCATTGAGGTCGAACCAATCCTTCGCGCGCAGCGACATGGTGATGTCGGCGATGCGCTCGTGAATCTCGCGCTCGGAGTGGTCGAACGGCTCGAGGCCGTAGCCGCTGTACTTTTTGCGGAACCAGCGCTGCTCGAAGCCGGTATATGTGCGTCCGAGGCGCTGCCCCTGGTCGATGAACCAATACTGGCCCCACAGGTCCTTGAGGCCGTTCGGCGCCGGCGTGCCAGACAGGTTGATCCAGCGCTCGGCCTGCCGCGCCACGAGCGCGAGCGCACGCGCACGGTTGCCGCCCTTCTTGAGGCGGTAGCCCTTGAGGCGCGTGGACTCGTCGGCTATCACCATTTTCCATGGCCAGTTGGCGATGCCGACCGTCTCGACGAGCCACTCCAATTGCTCATAGTTGCAGGTGTGAATGTGCGCCTTGCGCTTGAGCGCTTCGAGGCGCCGGATCGGCGCGCCGACGATAGGCTCGATCCGCATGTATTGGAAGTCGTCCCACTTCGCCGCCTCTTTGCGCCACGTCTCCCGCGCAACGCGCAGCGGCGCGAGCGCCAGGATCGGCTCGTCATAGCCCGCGTGCAGGAGCGTGTCGGCGACCGACAGCACGGTGCCTGTCTTTCCGAGCCCCATGTCCGCGTAGAGCGCGGCCTTGGGCGTGGCGAGCAGGAACTGCGTCGCGAGTTTTTGATACTCGTGGGGTGTGAATGGTTTGCTCATCGTTCCAGATATGCCCTTATGAACTCTTCCGCGCACGGCGCGACGAGCGCGTTGCCGTAGGCACGCAGACGTCCCACTCTCCCGGCAATCCCATGAGCCAGCGGCAATGTGCCGGGCTCAACTGGCCGCGCTTTTCCGTCGATGCAGGGGAGCCAGTCGCAGTCGGACCAGAAGGTACGAGCGCGACCATCCGGCGCGACGAGTCGGTATTCCCTGCCTCGTTGTTCCCGTTCTGCGCCGGAGTCCCGGCCATCGGTGTCGGCCAAGGAGCCGTCAAGAGAGCTTGTCGGCCGAGCAGAGAGTTCACCTGCACCGTTCCCGCCTCCAACTGCTCCTGACACGCCCCGTCCTTGTGGTCCCGCGTTGTCGGCGTGGCCCAACTCGCCAGTTGCGCTGCCTCGTTTATCGTGAATTGCTTTTTCGACCCGCTCGGTCGTGTTCGTGCGAGGGGGTTGCTGCTCACTCGACCACCGTCCCCGCTGCTCTTGTCGGGAGTCGGCCACGAAGTAAAGCCGCTGCCGGATGTGCGGTGCGCCGACGCCCGCAGCGCAGATATCGACCGCCCCGCTGGCGTAACCCGCTCCTTCCAGGTCAGCTTGTACAAGATCGAGCCAACCGAGGCCAGCCTTGCTTGCAACCTGCTCGCCAAAGACGACGCGAGGGCGGCACTGCTCGATGAGATGGAACCATGCAGGCCATAGGTGCCGCTCATCAGCAGTCCCGCCTCTTTTGCCTGCCGCGCTGAAAGGTTGGCACGGGCAGCTTCCGGTCCAGACTGGCTCATCGTCCCTCCATCCGGCGTTGCGAAGCGCAAGACTCCACACGCCAATTCCTGCGAAAAAGTGGCATTGAGTGTATCCTCTCAAGTCGCTTGGTAGTACGTCCTCGATCGAGCGTTCGTCCACATCTCCGTCGGCGATCAGGCCGTGGAAAATGAGATTCCGCAGCCACTCGGCGCAGAAGGGGTCAATCTCGTTGTAGTAGGCCTTAGGCATTATTGAGCAGAGTGACGTGAGCCTCGTCGCGCGTATAGCATCCGAGCCCGACCCGCCGCCAGATGCCGCCGGCGAGCCCGGGAGCGCGCTTCTCCTGCAAGTAGTACAGGCCGTCGCGGCAGCGGCGCACTCGATACATCATGCCGTGCCCCACGGCTTGTGCTTTTCGCGGTTCATGATGTAAGGGATCAAGTCCTTTTTATCGACGACATAAACGGCGAAACCGCGCGACCGGCGCCGCGCATGATCGCGCAACTGCGCCGGCGTCGGCTTCTCGCCCGGCGCCTTGAACTCGATGAAAAACACGACGCCAGGCCGCAGCGAGCAGATGCGATCCGGCACGGCACGGCGGCCCGGGCTCACGAATTTTTCGCACGTCCCGCCGGCGCGTTCTACTTCCCGCACGCCATAGGCTTCAATTTTAGCTTCGCGCATGGTTCCTCCCTTTCGGCTTCGGTCGCGGAATTCGGCGCCCGCCCGCCTTGGCAAGTGGACAGTTGTCCATGCCGGGCCAGCGTCCGACGTTGTACGGATCGCGCGGCTCGGTGGGCTCGGCATTCTGCGCCGGCCAGCGGAATTCGTCTTTCACAAGCGGTTCCTAGGAGCGAGCGGGTTGTACAGCTTGTCGTCGAACAGGATGCCGTCGAGATGGTCGCACTCGTGCTCCGCGCACACGGCCATGATGCCTTTCAGCTTCACGACTTCCCGCACGCCGGCGAACCCGGGCGATTCGTACTCCATCCACACGACTTGCGAGCGCTTCACGCGGCCGTACTTGCCGGGCACCGACAGGCAGCCCTCGCCGAGCGAAAGCTGCTCGCCCTTGCCGCGTATGCAGCGCGGGTTGACGAAGGCGCGCGGGTTGAAGTCCTGCGGCCCGGTGCGCATGACGATCAGGCGCACGCTCTGGCCGACTTGCGGGGCCGCGAGGCCCATGCCTTCGTGCTCGAGCAGCGTGTCCATCATGTCGTGCGCCAGGCGCTGGATATTCTCGTCGTTCGCATCCACCGGACTCGCGACTTGGCGAAGCACCGGATCGCCTTTGATCCGCAGTCCTAGAACGCTCATTGTTTCCTGTACCTCGTTCCTTCAAAACCAGACGCCGCAAGCGGCAAACCCGGAGCCCACATTTTCGGAGCCGCCAGGATCGCCGACAGGCCAGGTGCGTTTAAACGCAGGTCATCAACCGGCTCTGTTATCAATTCATCATGAACTGTCAGGATGATCGGATAGCCGGCATCCTCGGCCGGTCGTACGGCCGCTGCGAGCACATCGCGGCTGCCGCCTTGTCGCGCATCGCTCGCAAACTTGGCTCCGTAGGTGCGCTCGCGGCTCCACGCCTTGCGATAGACGTTCCAGGCCATGTACGAAATTTCGTTGCTGTTCTCATTGTAGGCCACATTCGGGTAGCCGAGATAGCGGCCCGACGGCAGGCGCATGCGCAGCCACACACCCTTGCGGTCGAACTGTAGGAACTGGCCGGCGTTGAACACCTTGCCCGGCGCGTGAATTGCGCGCACCGCTGCCATCTGGCACTCGTCCCAAAACTCCACGGTCGGCGCGCGTGACTGGCGCCACAGGACCTTGAGCGCCTCGAAGGCGACGTACTGGTGCTCTGGCAAAAGCTGCGTGTAGGGCAGGCGCTTTTTCTTGGCCCAAAGATACATTTCCCGGGCATCCAGCAATATCTGTCGAGGAGCCGACGCAGGCACGGCTTGTGCCAACTCCTCGAGGTCGATCTTGTACGTCGCGGCGGCCGTCACGCACGCGCCGACGCCGCCACCGATCGCGAACGCCAACTCGAGCACCTTGCCGATCTGACGCTTCTGGCCGACGGCTTCGCTCGGATCGCAGTTGAACGCGCGGCTGTACACGATCTTATAGTAGTCCTCGGCGCGGCCAGCATCGAACTCATTGAAGTAGTCGAGCATCGGCTGATCGCCGGCGAGCCAGGGGAGGAACCGGCCCTCGATGTTCGACAGGTCGCTGACTACCAGCTTGCGGCCGGGCGCGGCGATGATGACGCTGCGCAGTGCCGACGACATCGCCTCCATGATGTCGTCTAGCATGACGGCCTCGGTGCCGTCGAGCACCGCCTGAATCGCTTCGAGCACGTTGTCGAAGTTCTCGAAATGCTTGCTCGGCCGCTTGAGGTTCTGCGGCTGAAAGTCGCGACCAGCCCACCGGCCGGTGCGGATTGCGCCGTAAATCTGCAACAGGTAGTAGAGTCGCCCCGCAATCTGGCGTTGCAGCACGCGCTTGTACTTGCTCGTCGAGGATTTCGACGCGGATATGCGCACGCGCAGGAGTTCCTTGAGTGTCTCCGGTAGCTCGGGGTCCTCGAGCCTGCGCTCTACGGTGTCCTGCTTGAGGTCGGGCAGCGTGACGCCGTGCTCGACGAATATGAACTCTAGCAGCCGGTCGCGCTGCGTCGCGCGGTCGAGGTAGTCGCTCGTCAGGCGATTGGCGTCGGCTCCGAGCCGCGCCTGCTCGGCTGCGCACGCTCGCACCGCGCCCGTGGCGAAGGGCACATCGACGCAGACGCCCCGGGTGTTGATCGTGAAGTCGTGCTCCGTGAGCCATAGCTCGTCGGCCGTGTCATTCCACGACGGGCACTTGTAGTAAATCTCGCGCATCGCGCGAATGTCCTGCGTCGCGTACTTGAGAAAATCCTTCCACTCTTTCGGATGCGTCTGCCGGGTGCGGCGCTTGCCGTCCTGTTGCAGCTTGCAGAACAGTTGAATGAAGTCGCGGCCCGACAGCTTGGCGAACTCGTCGGGCAGCTTGAAAATCGTCGATAGCTTGTCGAGCCCGCCGGGGAGCCCGTGGCGCAGCGCCATGTTCATCGTGCAGAACCACGGTGCGCGCACGTCGAGCGCCTGCCACCAGTCCATGAGGCCGAGCATGGTGCGGTCGAACGTGGCGTTGTGAGCGATTAAACGCTTCGCCTGCGCGAGGTCGTCCTTGAACTTGAGCGGCATCGGCCGGTGCGTCACGTCCCAACAGTTGACGGGCTCATCGTCGAGCGCCCACGTCACTATCTGGACCTCGCCACCGCCAGCGGAGTAGCGCGCCAGGCCGTGCGCCAGCGGCACAGGAGAAAAGCACTCAGTATCTAGAAATAAATTACCGGACATTTCGATAAAGTCTACCAGCATCAATCGACCAAATTGTCCCAGCGTGCACGTCATATTTGCGGGCGATGCGCGAAAACACTCCGTAAGTACGGTCTTTTAATTCACGGCGAATCGCGCGCACTTGATATGGCTTTAATTGCCGGCGACCTAATCTAGTGATATCAAAATTGTTGTCGGACCTAGTGCCCCACCGCAGATTACAAGCGCGGTTATCCCCGCCACGTCCGTTTTTATGTAGTACTTCATGCCCTGCTACCCCGACCTTATTAGGGTGCTTTCGACTAACCGTGCGCGGAACGGAGCGAACACGCCCACAATTGCTAACTTGATAGCCTGGGTGTCGTGCAACTTCACGCCAGATTTTCATTTCTGCCTGGTGACGCGCACGTTGCCGACCTGCACTTCATCGATGCTGAAAGGCAGGAAGGTCGCCGGCTCGCGCTGCATCATGGACAATTGCAACTCGACGAGCAGCTTGTCGAACACGTCGCTCGGCAATCGCAAGTGGTACAGGTAGAAGCCGGGCATCGCGTCCGCGAAGTTTACCGACATTTGGCGAAGCTCGTCGATAATTGGCGTGTTCATTAAAAGACGGACCGACGGCTCAATTGGCGCAGTATCTCTCTGCTTGTGCTGTTCGCTGCCATTGAACCGCCGGCTCGCCTCCTGTCCTGGCTCAGGCCGCCGGGTTGTCATCGCCGGTGTCGGCCACGCCCGCGAAGTCCTCCTCGCCGGCTGCGGAGCCTGCGGCGAAGGCATCGCCGTCGCGTTGCTTCATGAAGCCACGAAGCTGCGCATTGACGCGCTTGCCGAACTGCTTGTGATCCTGGGCCCAAAACTCGAGATTGAAGGCGCCATAGCAGCCCGCGTACACGACGCCGGATTCAGCATCGACCGGAATGCGGTCGTTGCCGAACACCGTCGGGCGTGTATCAGAACGCGCCGAGATGTAGAGGTTGCCCTCATAGCCAGCGTACTGCGCCTTGAGGTCGCCGTTGTGGAGGCAAACCTTGTCGGTCGCACGCAGAGCCTTGAGGATGCCCGGGGCCTTGTCGCCCCACTTGGCACGCGCGGCCTCGTCGATCTTGGCGTTGATTTCGCCGATCTGCGGATGATCGGGCGGGATGATGCAGGCGGCTCCGAACTTCGGCTTGCCGGTACCACCTTCGCCGCCACGGCGCGCCACGAACAAGTCGGGGAACGCGAGGCGCCCGTCGGTTACTGTCAATCGGGTCGCTGACATGGTTCTAGTCTCCGGTTTCAACGGTTGAAAAATCGCTTTCGCTTGCTGCGCCCTCGAACGGCGGGCGTGGGTCAGAGCCGAGCGCAATTTTCGCCTTACCGTCAGGCTGAATTACGAACGGCTTCAAAATCTGCTCGTACTCTGTGGACGACTTTTTGCCTTTCTTGCCGAGCATCTTGTCGGCCACCGACGGCGTAATGACCTCGCGAGGTTTAAACGCCTTGTCGGGTCCGATGCGGCCCATGCCTGCGAGCAGGCCTGCCACCTGATCCTCTTTGCCTTCTATCCAGGCGCGGTTGCCTTTCTTGCCCTCGACGATCTTGAGCGGGAGCCCGTCGGGTCCCTCGATCGTCATGCCGCCCATGACTTCGCTTTCGACGCGACCGCGCACCGCGCGGGCCCATCCCTCGATCAGGTCGAGGTTCTGGTAGATGGCCGCGAGTCGCGCCAGCGGCGGCATCTGCGGCTCCGGCGCGACTTTCAGTTTGTCCGGGTCGAGCAGCATCGAAAAGTCGTCGTAAATGTCCGCGCTGACCTGCTTCGCCAGCGCCTTGCAGGTCGCCTTGGCCGGGCACCAGCGGCATTGCTTTTCGCCCGGCTTGAATAGCTCGGGGTTATTCTCCTCGAGAAAATCGGTGCCATATACGTCGGCGGTCTGTACGCCCTCCAAGGCGTAGCGCGCGGCCAGCTTGGCCTTCTCCGCGAACTCGCGCAACTGTTCGCGCGTCCAGACTTCCTCGTCGATGTGATCAAGGCGCGGCTGACAGATGACGCCCCGCACGCGCTCGACACTATCGCCAAGGATCGGCTCATAGGTTTCGAGCGTGGCGACGGCGTACAGCATGCACTGGTAGTTGTCCTTGGCGTACACCTGCTCGCCGACGCCGTACTTGAGATCCTCGACGACTAGCTCCACGGCGTCGGCCGAGATGATCACGGCGTCGCCGGTGCCGAACTGGTCGGGCACGTCGATCGACTCGGAGAAGTTCAAACGCTGCTCCACGAGCAGCGTGCCGCCGGCGATGCGCGAACGCACGTCGTCGAGGTACACCTGCACGTTGATCACGAACTTGTCATCGCAAGTGAATGTGTCGCCATCGGCGGACGGCTGCACCTGCGCGCCGTGGTAGAACGCGGCCTGCTTGCCGTTCTGCAACGCGCCGGCGCCCCAAAAGTGGGCGGCGGTGCCTTCGTCTGCGAATCTGGAATTTCCGCTCTTGCTCTCGGGTTCTAGTGCGATGGAGCCCGGGCAGGGAATCCACCGATGGGCCTTGCTCGGCCCGAATTTTGCGTGTGCTGTCATGAGTCTCCTGCTTTCGAGTTTAGGGCATCCCGCGCGCCGTCGCCGAAAGGCCGTGAGGGAAGATGATAAACCTCACCGGCGCGCGGGGATGCTTGATCAGGCCGCCGGGTCCGATTCTAGCGCCGCGAGCGCTTTGTCCACCGCCGCGATGACCGCCTGGTATTTGGTCGGGGGAATGGCTGAGATATTCTTGCCGCCGAACGTGTTGCAGAGGTCCGTGCAGACCTGCCTGCCGTTGCGGCCGAGCGCGTCGTTTGCGTTGATCAGAGTCACCAGCTTGGCAATCGCCTGCTTTTTCAGGGCCTCGCCATCGGCCGCAGGGGCCGCGACGGGCGCCTGAGCAGCCGCAGGAGCGGAGGCAGGGGCAGGAGCGGCCTCGGGGGCCTTGCGGGTGCGGGGTGCCGGCTTGGGGGCCGAGGCGGCCTCGTCGGCTACGGCGCCGGTCGAGTCTCGCGCACCGCAGGCAAGGGCTGCCGCAGCCAGGGCGGCCGCGAGTGTGTCACCAGAGAAAGTAATTGAGACGGGGGGCATTCGGTCCTCCTATTCAGCGTTATAGATTCAAATTTCGGATGTCATCATCGGTCAAACCTGCGAGCGGGTCAAGTACCCAGACCTTCAACACCTTGCCGCCAACGCGGCGGCTCGTTTTGACATAGCCCAAGCTGCGCAGGATACGCGCGACGCGCAACTCGTGCGGGCGCTGGACCGTGCGCGGGTCGAATCCCATCCCATGCTCTAGCACATCCTCCAAGCGAAGGAACGGCTTGTCTCCCTGCGAGCGCGCCCATGTGTCGATTGTACTCGTCCAGACATCCTCGTTCATTGCGCCCTCCCGGGCCGATGCCGCCAGCATGTCGAGTTCCTGCCATGCGATGCCCTCGGCCGTGAAGCGCGCGGCGCCCTCGGCCCACAGTTGATCGCGACACGCCCTGATCGCTTCGACATCCACTCCCTGCGTGAGCAGTGGAAGCCAGCGGCGGTGCTCGATGTCGGGCGGTAGAAACTCGTCGTCGTTCGTTGTGCCGATCATGATGAACCGGCGTGGGTAGGTGATTGCAAACTCTTTGTACTTCGGGACCCAGTGCTCGTGCGTCCGCGTGATGAACGCTTTGATCCGTTCGATTTCGGCGCCGCGCATGCCGCGCATCTCGGCGAGTTCCGCGACGAGGCAGCCGCGCATCTTGCGCGCGATGTTATCGTCGCTGTCATCGATGCGCATTTCGGCGAAATGGTCTGGCCCAGGGCTCATGGCTTGTACGCCCCGCGACTTCCCGACTCCCTGCTTGCCAATCAGCACGGGCACCATATCGGCTTGACAGCCCGGGGACAGCACGCGACCTGCGAGCGCCGTCCAGAGGTACGCGCCGACGCGCTGCGTGTAGGTGTTGTTCTCGGTGCCGAAGTAGCTCGGGCAGAAGTAGTCGATGCGCTCGATGCCGTCCCACTTGAGCGTGCCGAGCCACGTCGCCGCGCTGTCCATCTTTTGCTCCTCGGCGACGAGATGCACGGCATCGCGCATCATGTCCCGGGAAATGGGCTCGCAGTTGCCTATGGTTTCGAGCCACACGCGCAGCGACGTGTAATCGTTGTCCGTGAGCGGGCGCCAGGTCTGCGTCTCCGTCTCCATGATGACGAGCGCGTCGAGGAAAGTGTCGAGCGCCAACTCATAGCCAGCGATTTCAGCGATGCCGAGCACCTTCGTGATATTGGAGATGCGCGCTTCGATCCTGCCCATCTTGTTGCGCGTGAGCCCGCGCATGATGTCGGCCGCGACGGCGCGCTTCGATGCGCTTGGCACGGATGTCGGCACTTGCCTGACTTTGCCGACATCTGCAAAATCGTCGGCGCTCGCGGCCGTTTCCACGCGCAGCGATGCGAGCGTGCGGGGATTGGCATGATCCCGTTTAAACGAGCGCCAGTGAGCCTCGATGTCTCCGAGCCCTTTGTACTTCTTGCCGGCGCTGCTCCATTGGTTCCAGACGGCGAGCCCGTACTCGCGGCCGTCCGTCTCGTGGTGCAGTGCCATGCCGACTTTGATCCAGTCGTCATAGGCGACATCCGGGCTCCAACTGGCGAGGACCTCAAACAGCTTCGCGGCCTCGGGCAGCTTTTTCTTTGGCACCGTCGGCTTCGTTCTTGACACTGGCCGCGCCATGTCGGTCCAGATTTTAGCCAGCGGCGGCGGCAGCGGCGGCAGGAGATTGAAGTCTCCGCGCCAGGTGTATTCCTTGCCTGTGTCGGGATGAATGCTCGGCGGCAGCACGTCCTGCACCGTGAGCCCCGATTCGGATGCGCAGCGGAACTCAAGCAGCGTGACGTTCTCGTGCGTAATTTTGAATGATGGCAGCGGCTTGGAAAGTTTGTAGAGCAGCTTGGCCCGCCCCGGCCGCGACTCGATGCGCACGGCATCCGGAGCCGACAGGAGCGCGTGCAGGTCCACTTTGCGCTCGGCGAGCCACGCTGACGCCTTCGGCAGGTCGTCGATGTCGATGGCACAGGTGCCCGAATACGCATGAGCCAGCCCGATGTTGCCGTCGAGCCATTCCGCGATTTCAGGGTCCGCGATGCACATATCCCGCTTATTCCAGCCGGAGGTCGTGGGACCTTTCTGGCCGAGCGGTATTTGTATGAGGCTCCAGCCTAATCTAGCGTAATCTGCTAGTATTTTACGACTCATGACCCTCCTGTCGGGCGCGAACTATATCACGCGGCTCGCGGCCCGGGGCTGTCAGGATCGGGGTCCAGGAATGGAGGCCGCGACGCGGCGGCTTTATGCGCCCGGCGCCTGGCCTCCGCGACTTGGGCTTCGCGATGTCGGAATTCGCGTTGCGCGGTGGTCGTGCAGTCCGGACACCAACATAGCGTCCCCGTCCCCTTCGGAGCATGTTCGCGTGCCTGCGCGGTGTGCGTGAAGGATTCCATATCGGCCGTGCAGTCCTCGCAATACAGCGATTTCCGAATGCGCGGGGTTATGCCGCAGTTGCGGCACATCTGCAAGGCAGTTTGCATAATGCTCCTACGAGTCGCGATGATGCCAAGCGTACACGAGCATGATGGTCGCTGCAAAGAGCCACCAAACCGTCGTATCGTCCGCGACGCAATAGCGCAGTGAGCACGACGCGCTTGCTAGCGCTGCCAGGGTGCAGTTCATGAGTGCTTCCGCGACGGTCGCAGCTTCGCGACGCGGACCTTAACGCGCGGCACCGGCAAGTTCTCCTCTGATTCTGGAAGTAGTGCAAGCGCCGCATCGGCCGCTACAATCGCAGGCCAGGCATCTGTGCCCTGAGTGTGAGACGTGCTCAACAGTCGAAGCGCGTCAATGGCCGCCGGGATGAACCGCGCGAATGTGTCAAAGTCGGCCGGCGCGTAGCCAGCCAGGAACCGCGCGCAGCCCACGACGGAAACGAAAGAGCGTCCATTGCGACGTATCTCGCGACCTGCCTCAATTGTGTACTTGTCCATTTTCCTACCCTCCTGTGCGGCATTGCCGCCTCGTCGATCACCGCGCCTTGAGCCTTCTGCGCGGTCGATATTGTCAAATGGTGGAGCCCGGCGCCCTCCGCGACAGTCTCGGGGCTATTCGAGACGGTTGCCGCATCATCGGGCGCCGCGCCCCGTTTGAACTACTGCGCGTCCGTGCAACTTTCCGCGTAGTCGTGCGCGCGGCATCCCGTGAGCGCTCGCGCCTCGACTTCGGGCATCGCATCGCACGCGGCCCGGCTGATCCATTCGCGGGAGTACAGGGTCACGCTGCAACCCGCAAGCAACGCGACCGCCAGCAGCATGGCGACGCGCGCCCGGCCCCGTTGCGTCCGGTACAGGGGTACCGGCCCGGCCAGCACGCGCGACAAATGCTGGTTGCGCAACACTTCGTCGGCCGTAGCATTGCTGGCGCGGCCCGCGACCATGCGGCGCGTCAGGGCCGCGTGCGCTTCGAGGCGTTCGCGCAGTTGCAACTGCGCACGCGCGTGCGCTTCGATGTCTTCGGGGCTTGGTGTGATGTGAAGCGGTATAGTCTTGAACATTCAGGTATCCTCCTGTAAATCGATGTTGGCCAGTCGGCAAGGTTCCAACAACCATCGCGCGCCATCGGTCGCGACGCATTCCCATAGCCCGTTCTGCATGGGCCGCGCGATGCCACGGGCCTCGCGCCCTGCGTAGTCGATCATGACTACGCGGGCGCCTGGCGTGAGGCGCGCGAAGGTAGCGCAAGCCCCGTCTTCGACGCGCACCACTTCGCGCGGTACGATCGGGAACACCTCGCTGGCGCCCGTGCGCATCAGCCAGGCGCCGGAAGGGGCCAGGAACGCGCGGCCCGTGATCATGTTGCGTTGCCAGTCGCGTAGCGTGACGCGGGAACCAACGCGCAAGTCTTTAAACAGGTCCATGACTAGTAATCCTCCTCCTTCTCCTCCTCCTCCTCCTCCTCATCCTCGTCGTCGCCATACAGCTCGCGCAGTTCAGCTTCCAGTGCGTCCGCATCAGTGCCGTAATACCAATCCGTACAGTCCAGGTAGCCTGGAGCACTGTAGCGGCCCGCGTACTGCCGGCCCTCATAGCTGACGGTCTCGGGGCTCGCATGCCCTATGGTGCACTCCGAGCATGGCGCTTTGCCAGCGCGAAGCTCGGCTTCGAATGTGCCTGTATGCGGATGCGCAAAGATGGTAGCGCCGCAGTTGTCGCAATTGGCTGAATAGAGCGGCGCTTTTTCATATATGAATAGCTGCATGAAGTCAGACATTTTCTAACCCTCCTTTCCAGATACCGGGCCGCAATACAGTACCCGATCAGTGCCTGTGCCTTGCCACGGGACAAGCGCTACCTCCGCATAATCGACCCCATCACGGATAAACAAAGTTGTTTTTACGGCGCCCTCCCAGGATGCCGCAGTAACGGACATGCCGGAGGCTTTGGTGCCGCAACGTGTCGCCTCGCCACGACGGCCTTTCAGTAACCCATAGAAATGTGCCATGTTCCAATCTCCTGAGCGATGAGTGTTTGCTAGCGATTCAGCCAATTGGCCCATGCGACTATGAGCCCATAGACAAGGCCGATCGGCAGTAGCGGAGTCCAAAGAGCGCCAGCCAACAGGCAGAGTCCGATCCAAACCAAGACAATCATAGCTGTATCCCCCACGGGCTGACGGGCGCGTCAATTTCCGCGTATAGGTCCCGCAGCGATCCGCATTTCTGTAGCGTATCTGCGGCTTCGCCCTCTGTCCCGGGCCACACTGTGGGCGGATTCCAACCCCCGTCTTCCCGTCGGGTCTCGCGCCCAATGTAAAAGCAACCCGTCTCGCCGTGGCCCAACTCGACCGCGCGCCGGGATGTAGGGTAGCAGTAGTTGTAGGACTTGCGATGCATGGCGCTCATGATTGCACCCGGATGAGGTTGGCTGCCGTGACCGGCCACAGGATGCCGCCGGCCTGTCGCATCTGCCAGTCGCCGAGCGTGCGCTCGTGCGGCCCGTGCGAGCGCTCAGCGCGCCCTGTGTACGTCGCGCCCGACTCGCCGCGCAGCGTGACAAGAGCGCCCGTCCTGAGCCGTGCGAGTAGCGCGTCGCCGTTACTGTTATTCATGATGTAGCCCTTCTGTTGTAGCCCGACTGTGTAGCCTGAGTTTAGGCTTTCTGTTGCCCATGTCAAGAATTGCGTCACTGTCCATTGGTGTTGCCCTTGGTGTTGCCCTACTCATGGGTTGGAAACGCTATTTTCCAAAACTGTAGCCCTTGTGGGCAGTGTTGCCCTTGGCGATGGCCTAGGGCAACGGTAAGGGCTACGCGGCTAACTGCCTGTGGCGCAAGGCGAAAGGCGAAATTGTTACCTTGTATCTCTTATTATCTTATAGTAAATACTAGAATATACAGTACTGTATATATATACAGTATAAATACTGTATAAATCATCATAAATCATCATAAATTGTCCTAGTAAGTTGTAGCGTTTTTTTCGGGCAACAAGGGCTACGGGCAACCGAAACCCTGTTGCCCTTCGCCTTGCGCCCTCCGTGCGGCGACCGTTGCCCTTCGTCATGTATGGAGCTGGCATGCGAGCCATGCGCCCTGCGCGGGAGGGCATACGCCCTCCTTAGTCAGGTAGGCCTGGGGTACCCCACCCCTCCCCCTCCGCGCGCCTGTTGTAGGCCTTCTCCGTGCGCCATGCGCGCAAGGCCGTGCGATCCCGGCAGCCGGGCTCGTGGCGGCCGGCGCGGCGCGCGGGGCGAGTGGGAGGGGGGTAGGCCTCCCTAAAAGGGACCCGCGCTACCTCCCCCCTCAACGGGTCCCATGTTCGCGACTGACGACAGTTCACAGGAACCATGGCTATTCGCCTTTTGCGAAAAGCGGTAGGAGGGGACCCATTCGCGAAAAGCGGTAGGAGGGGACCCATTCGCGAAAAGCGGTAGGAGGGGACCCATT